CCTTCTGTTACTATCAGAGAACCTGATACTACTGAGTTGGCTTTTGAGATAAAGCCTTTCTTTATTATAAATTCGTTTGCCATGTTTTCTTTTTTTCCCTATCCAAAAAGAAGTTAAATATTTTTATTCTATTGATCCTGTATCAGACCATTCAGCTGTTGACATTAATGTTAAACAATCTTCATATGAACCACTCCAAGTTAACGCTACACTAGCATCTGAAATGAAAGTTGGAATATGTCCTTTATGCCATTTTAATACAAATTGAGTTTCATCTAATGATTTTCTAATTGTATTAGTTGATGTTTCCATAACTTGAGAAAAATCAACGTTCCCTAAGTCTGATGTTACAGCTGTTGCGTATGTTCTATCTTCGTAATGCATTCTATTATAAATATGTTAAAAAATAATTAAGTTGGTACATCAGTTGAATAAGTAGCTCCATTTATAGTACCATTATTTCCACCTGTTCCAGAATCTATAGCAGTTGTACCTGATCCTTCTTCGAATTGATACCATGCTAAAGGGCTTAAACTTGTTAGATCTCCTGGTGTGCCTAAGTTGTAAAGTGTTGATACATTTTGTATACTATCAAAAATTGAAACCTCATCTATGTTTCCATTAAATTCATTAGTAGTATATCCACCTATTTTACCTATTTCAAAATTTGTAGTAACTGAATGTAAAGATGGTATATTATATCCTGTTGTTTGATTAGTAATTGGAGTGTTTTCAAGATAAACCTTTATTTTATCAGCGTCGCTTGCTTCAGAACCATTATATACAATTGCTAAATGATACCAAGTTCCTGTAGTAATTGTAAGTAAATTGTTACTATTAAACATTAATCTTTGCGCACCCGTTGTGCTATCACCTAAATATACTAAGATTTGTTGGTTTGTTGTATATGAAAAAAATTGTTTATCTACATTTGTTGTACCCCACGAACTCATTAAATAATATGCTGATGTTCCCCCCCTTCTAATCCAACAAGACCAAGTAGCAGTAGTTAAGCCATTTAAAGCAGATATGTTGCCACAATCTATATAATCATCTATCCCATCAAAATTTAATGAATAGTTGTCTGTAAATGAAGGTGGTAATGGTCCTACTCGTCCACTCATAATCCAAACCTCCCTTTTAATGCGTTGTAGTTTTGGAGTACTTCTGATGATGATAAATTTCTATTATATACATGAAATAATGATATATCACCTGGTAGATTGGCTCTTCCTGGATTACGAGCTATACGAAAATCTACAGTAAGATTACTTGATACATTTTTATTTATATCATAAGGAGGGGTAGTGTTATACCCAGTAGTAACAACTTGCCCATCAAGATAAAATTGTTTTGATATTACAGCATAATGCCATTCTCCATCATTTACATCTTGAGAAGTAGTTTGACTATAATTCCATGCTCTAATAAAAGCATAACATTTAGAATTTCTAATAAAAATACCCGTTCCTGAAGTCATATTGGTATTTGCATTTGAGGTAATAAAAGTAAAATCTGTTGAATTTGCTACGGATGTTTTAAACCATATCCCATAAGCCATTCCTGTTGAGTAGCCAGTAATAGAATATGTACTTGGGGAAACACTTGTTTGTATATTATCATCTACTCCATCAAATCTCCAAGAATTATTATCTCCTATTCCTACACCTGATTGTAAAGAACCACTACCAGGTCCTACTAAGTTAGAGGTAGTTAAACTGCCTGAAGTATATGAAGAAGGATTATTAGAATCTACATAAAATACTAACCCTTCAGTTACTATTGATTTTGATCCGAATCTCATAATCCAAATCTTCCTTTTAATGCGTTATAATTTTGTAGGACTTCATCTGCTGATAAAGCTCTATTGTAACAATTAACTAAATAAATGTTACCAAGCATAGGTAAAGGAGTACCAATATTACTTCTTCTTCCAATAAAAAAGTCATCTGGGGATACTATTGATCCAAATCCTGTAATAGAGTTAGTAGTAAAAGCTCCACCAAAATTACCATCATCCCAATTATTATTACTACCATTTAAATAACCTTTTATTGTGTTATCAGTTCGGTTAATAACTAAACTAACCATATAAATTTGGTTTTCATTTATGGATATATATTGACCAGCTCTTTGACTTAAACTATTATTCCCATTACATCTAATTTCTATTACTCCATTTACATCTGCATAAAATATCGCCCAACCAATTAAATTAGATGAACTACTTCCCTTAGTTGAAATTATATTAGTTGTTAAGGTAGTAGGGTCTATTTTAAAAAATATATTATAAGTAAAACTATTTAATTCAGGGTTTATGGATGTTAGATCCCCAAATGTTATATAATCATTAACACCATCAAATACCCAAGTTCCTTGATTGTCTGTGGAAAAACCTGTATTGTTTATTAAATTTCCAATTTCATCTGTGTTAGTTAGATTATTTGTTGTAGTACTACCACTTACATATGATTTTGGATTAGCAGCATCTATATAAAATACTAACCCTTCAGTTACTATTGATTTTGGTCCTCTTCGTAATGACATAACATTATATTGATCTTATTGTTGTTTTAATTTTCCATCCTGCAGTATCTGTTACTGAAATTAGTTGTGCTTGGCTTTGGGAAATTTCTACATTAAATATAACTCCTGTTGTTGATCCTATATCAGTTGTAGTATTTTCTGTGTAAACTAAACTACCCCCATTCCATATTGACATTATGTTTCCTGCTCTAGCATTTGATGCAGAACTTATGGTATAATCAAAGAATACACCGTCATATGAACTAGTACTCAATGAATATATGGATTCCGATGTAGCAGCTGCTGTTGCGCTTATAGTCGCAGTAGTATATAATGAACGAGGGTCTGCTCCTATTAAAGTTCTACCATCTGAGAATACTTCAAATTGGGGTATTCCAGAAGCATCGTTTATTACTAATAAAGAGCCTGATAAAACATCGTCTATAGCAAATAATTCTCCTAAACTACCTACTACACTAAATACCGTTGAACCGCTTCCAATTACTTCTAATGGTTTGCTTGAACCCGATATTACTAAACTTCCTGTTATTACTGCTGAACCTGAAAATGGGAATGGGTCTACACCTGTTAAACCACTACCATCTCCAACATAGCTTCCTGAGAATGAACCTGAGAATGTTCCGTTTCCGCTTTGTGCAAAAGATGCAGTATCAGCGTAACTGGAAGATATTTCTTTTATTATCTCATGGGATGCACTTACTGCGTATGAAGCAGATATTGCATAAGATGATGAAACTATTCCTGTTAATTGTGAACCATCACCTACAAAGTATGCTGCTGAAGCAGTACTTGGGAAAATAATATCACCAGTTGCTAAAGAAGCTGAGATTGTGACTAAATCATTTCCATTACCTATTCGAAGTTGGTTTGTCATATAGTCTTCACCTATACTACCTGAACCAATTATAATATTTCCATCTCCTACATTTTCATATCCTGCGTAATATCCTATTAATACATTGCCATTTCCATTTCCACCACCAAAAGGGTTTATATTTCTTCCAGTAAATGCTCCTAAAAGGGTATTATGTATAGCAGTTGTTCTAGTAGCTGCTCCATATCCAGCTTGATAACCTATAGAAGTATTATATCCTATTGTTGGAGTAGTCCCTGTTGTTCCCCATCCTCTTCCTGCATGGTAACCTATAGAAGTGTTTCCAGTTTGGTTACCTAAATATCCTGCTTCATTTCCTACTAATACATTTTGATCTCCAAAATCATTGTCATTACCTCCTGCATTTCGTCCTACGAATACATTATAGGCTGTCTGAGCGTTTGCTATGGCACCTGCACCATCTCCTATTATAACATTATCAATTCCGGCTTTACCATGAGGTACAAATGAACCTGATACTGTTAATGAACCTGTTATTGAAGCATCTCCTGTATAAGGGAATGGGTCTGTAACAATACCTGTTAATTGGGAACCATCCCCTAAATAAGTTCCAAAGGATGCTGTTGATGATGCACTACCACTTAATATTGAATCTAAACCTGAACTACCTGTAGTCATGTAGAATATATTATTATTATTTAGTTCAAATATAATATCATTAGTGCCTATTGTAATTGTATCACTAGTTCCTCCTCTACTTCCTAATACTAAATCTTGACCAACATGACTCATTACTTCACCCTCTACTTGAAGAGGTTTATTAAAATAGAATTTGGACCTATCTGTTAGGAAATGTGAATATGAACCATTTACGGGTCCTACTTGAACATACCCTGCATTGGTATAAATTTGAAATGTTTTTTGTGGGGCTCCGGAACCACCTACTCCTATACTTACTTTTGTATCGCTACCTGGTAGACTTGGTAAAGTAGTTGTATCTAATGTTATACTTCCGCCTTCATAACTAGATGATCCTTGTATAGTTAAGCTACCTGAAGCTGTTAATGAACCTGTAATTGTGGTATCTGTATTTATCTGTAACCCTTTATCAGGTGAAATTGATGCTGTCGCACTACCACTTGAAATTTGTGATAAATTTAGCCCTACAATTCCCGACGCCGGGATATCTGTTAAACCACTTCCATTTCCTTCAAAACTTCCGCTAAAGCTTCCGCTAAAAATACCATTACCTGATTCTGCAAAAGACGCAGTGTCGGCGTATGATGATGAAACCTCTTTTATAATTTCATGGGACGCTGATATGGCATAAGATGCTGATATGGCATATGATGCTGATACTACTAATGGTAGCCCAGTTAAACCAGAACCATCTCCTTGAAATGATCCTGAGAACGAGCCTGATAATGATAAATCGTCTCGTAACTGTCCGCTTTTAAATTGTCTTGCCATTAAGCCCACCTACCATTAATAATTATCACATCTTCTGAATCTAGGGTATATCCTAATGTACCAGTATCAAAGTCTATAGTTTGTGGAGATGTTTGTAATGGAGTCCATGTATAAATTGCTTTATCTATATATTGTCCATTAATATATAAATCAAATTCATTTTTATTTGCAACTGTTAAATTAGATGGATTAGTTGCTGCTGCAGCAGATACTGTAATTGTATCTGTGTCTACAAATGTTCCTGTTTGGTCTGACAAATTAATTAAATAGTTTAATGTAGATGAATCAATTGTAGTACTACTACCACCGCCAGAAACAATTACTGAATTTCCTGATATAATTCGTTGTTGCGCATCTATTAATTGTTGAGGGACAATTGTAGTGTCAAATATATTTGTATCTACATCAATCACGGTAGCCCATTCTAATTTTTTTATTGAATATCTTTTTTGTACAACATTTTGTCTATACTCTTGTTCTGCCATTAATGTTCCATTGACTGTTAATGGTACTATGCACCGTATTAATCTGTCTTCTCCAACTGTATTAATAGTTTCGAAACTCATTTGACGAATAAAAGTTCTATATTTATTAAATTCATTGCCCCATGCAAATGTTCCATATGGCATAATTTGTTCTACTAAATCATTCATTTGCGTAGTAAAATCAGTCCATATCATCATATCATATTCTATATCTACATATTCCGGTACATTTACTGTATATAATTCTTGTGATTGTATAGGATCATTTATTGGTATAGGAATTAAATCGTCTGAATATCTATTTCGTTTATTATATTTTTGTTTGTATATTAATTGATTTCCGGATATAGGTCGATTAATATCTAATTTTCTTAATTGGTCTCTTTCTGATAATGAATTTCGTTTTAATACAATAATAGGAGATTGTAACATTCCTTTTTCATCTCGTAAATATCCTAATCGCCTTACATTATCCCATTTTTCTCCATTTGCAAAAATAACCGGAACATCGATTAATTCTCCATTGGCTTCTACTTGTGGTTGTATTTCGTTTTCTATAAACCATTTAATTGCGTAATCAATATCATATACAGTACGTTTTGGAGTGCGAACAACATCGTCGTCTCTTCGTATTTGCTCCGCCCTATTTAAAATTAAATCCGGTCTTGTAGATTCACTTTTATTTAATTCGGGCTTATTTGTTTTTCTATCGATATTTTGTCGTCTATATCTAGGCATTAAAATCCTTTATATGATTTATCGTCTTTTGCATTGCCAAAACGCATTTTTCTAATATTTGTCGGAGTTTGTCTAGTTACATGAGTATCACATAATACAGACACGCTATAACCAAATTTATCACCATTGGGCCAAGTTTCTGGATTCTTCCCTACAAAATATTCATTTGCATCAACATTATCGATTTGATAATATTCTGCGTCCCATTTAATAATATCTCCAGCTTCTGGATAAAAATCTGCTTTTTCTAATATATCTCTAGATATTCCAAATTGTGCAGTCCTGGTATAACTATGTCCATAATCATCCATAGTACCAGTTTTACCTTCTTTGGTAATTAATGCTGGAATTAATATTGAGTCATAATATGCTTTGGAAGTAGACTCTCCATATATATTCGAATTAGATTGTTCTATTATTAATTTGTAGAATTCTATTTCAGTATCAACTATCGCATTTAATAGTTCTGCGTTAATTGATGCTAAAAACTTTGCATCTCTCTGTGTTCCAAATAACGCCATTCATTATCCTATATAAATTTTAGTTGGTATTTTTGACAAAATTTCATTCATTGCATCATTTTCTGCTTGTTGCCTTGTCATCATACTCTCTTTTGTCATTTTTTCTAAAAACTCTCTTAATTGAGTTATAAGTGCATCTTTCTCTGTAGTACCTTGTGATATCAATTCAGGACCATTTAATGTTACTTCTGCATTTGGGATTGGTACTGATGAATATTTTCCTCTTACATACCCTAACATTTCTTTTACTAATGCTAATGCATATTTTATAATCCAAGCACGCCCCATATCATTTATTTGACTGTATTTTTGATACGTATATGGTATATTCGATACGTCGGATACCACTCCAGTTAATGCTGCGGTATTTCCGAATAAAATTGCATCATCTGCTTTTTTATCTTCAAATATAAATTCAAACCAAACATTATCGTAATATGGTGTTGCAGCTGTTCCTTGTGTTCCTGGGACTGGATATAATCTTATATCATCTCCGTGTAATTCAAATGAAAAATGTGATTTACGGATTCTATCATTAAATTCAATTGATTGTATTCTTAATAAGTCTTGATGTATAGGCATCATCATGAAATTAACTGATGGAGAAAATCCTCCAAAGTCGAATGAGTCTAATAATTGTTGCGACCCCATTCCTGTACCCACAAATGGATCAAAATATCTAACAATTGCTGGTGGAACATTATGTAATACTCTTTTTACTTCAATTGAGCTAGTGTCTGATAATGTTATCCCTAAAGATTTAGATACCGCTGTACGTATACTATATGACTGTACCCCATCTTGGATATCAATTGATGCAGAAAACCATTTTAAATTTCCTCCGGAGTCTGCTTCAGTTCCATATGTTTTAGATAGCTTTGTAATATATGATAATGAACTACCTACTAATGTATCTGAAAAACTGCCTTCTGATAAAAATTGAGACCCTGTGTTAATTCCTAATGTGTTTAATAAATTATTTGCAATGTTTACTTGATTAACTTGATTTGAATATTCTATTACTGCAGATTCAAATGCTGTATAAAAGTTTATATCTATTAACTCGACATCCATGATTGGATATCCAACATTATTTGCTGCAAATACTGCAAAGCTGTCTGCTTGTTGTTGAAATAGCGCATCGCTATCAAAAAAACCAAATGGAGTTTGTCCTGGACTAAATGATGAGCTTCCGGGCCAAATTGGTTTATTTTCACTGTAATCCATTTGTTATTTCCTTTATTATAAATATATTTTATTTAGGCTATTATTGTAATTTTGTTAAAGTAGTTTCTAGTAATTGCATTTCTTCTAATGTTTCAATTTTACCTAAACATAATTTTCTAATTGCGTGATATGAATGTCTAGGAGGATATGGTGTCATTATTTTCATAGTAACTAGCTCTGCACCCTTTCCTAGATCTTGTTCGATATGAACCATTAATACAAGACGAATTGCTCTTATTCGATCTAATACATCTACTAAATTTCCTTTGTAACGAATTCTTGTTTGCATTGAATATTTTGTTCTAGTTGCTGCCATTGTTAATTTTCCTATAATTCTTTTATATAAATATTAAAACAGTAAGAAAGGGATGACCTAAATCATCCCTTCCTAATTCAATTGTTAATTCTATAATTAATTAAATAGTTTATTTATCTAACTATTAAAGAGTATTTAATCCAGCTACATAAACTTTACCATAGAACTCAGGTCTTACGATTTTCTTCGCATAACGAGTCATAACCCCTTTTCTAGGAGTGAAGTTTACAGGATCGTACACTAATGGAGTCATGATAAGTGGAACGTATGGAGAATAAACTGCTCCAGTTTCAAGGAACTGTGCTCCTCTGTATCCCATAAGGATTACGTTTTCTTTCATGTATGGGTTCTTATAAACTGTGTATCTATTATTCATAGCACCAATTTTTTGAACACCAGCGGCAAATTCCATTTTGTCACCATCTGTGTCAGCAGCAAATCCAGGAATAGATTCAAGGATAGTTGCAACAGCAGGACTAGTAACTAAGAAATTCGCTCCACCTCTTAGTGTCTTTTGGTGAATTGTATTAGATACTTTTTGAAGTTTAGTACCAAGAGTTTGGAACCATTCTCCTTGAGTATTATAATATCCACCAGCTCCAGCACCTTTTGTATCAAAAGTATTAGTTGCTGCATTATAGAATTTATTAGACTCTGCAGACCAGAACTCAGTAGTAACTGCGCCATTGATAAGCATATCTAATATTTCAAGATCGATTTCCATCGATACATATTCACTTAACATTGAAGTTAATTCAGCTTCAGCGTCAATTGAGTGATATGCATTTAAATCTTGAGCAAATTCAGGTGTCCAAACAGCCTTTAACTTTCTAGTCTTAGCAACGATTGGATCTGATTGCATTTCAAGATTCACTTCAGGAATATCAATATCTGTTCCATCGTCAATACCAGTACCGGTACCAGAACCTTTAAATGGATCTGAATCTTCGAAATCACCTCTAGTTACATCTGTTGGCTGTTGACTATATGAACAAGTATATCCACCAGCAGCTAATACTGCTCCTGAACCTGTTACAACAAAATCAATATTTCCGCCATTGATTCTAGTAAATGCTGGATAACTAGTAAATGTACCTGCCGAACCTGTTGATAATACAAATGATCTAACAGCTGTGTTATCAAATCTAGTTAATGATGATGTTGGGAATGATATTACTTGATACAAAGTAGCAAAATTTGCTACATCTGTAAATGAACTATCATAGTTAACTGATGCTGAAGTAGCATTTGCTATTGTAGCAGTGCCTCCTTGGACTACTTCGTTAATAGAATAAGCAAATCTACCAGCGCCATAAAGACCACCAGTTGGATCGCCTGCATCAGAAGTAACACCGAACATCGAGTTATTGGCATTTGGAGAACCAAATTTCAATGGATTGTTCGTACCAGCATTTGATGTTTCAAATCCAGGTTGTGCTGTTCCATATTTAAAGTCTAAGTAAAATACTAGACCTGATGGTAGATTCATTGGTTGTACAGAAACGAATTCTTTAGCAGCAAATTCTGCAAAAATTCTTCTTACCAATGGAAGAGCTACCCCTGCCCATTCTTCTGATCCCTCTGCGGTACCGGTACCTGACGCTTCTCTTACCAACTGTCTAGCTTGGTTTTCAAGAAGTTGTGCCATACCTGCTCGCTCGGTTTCATTTTTTAGGCCTTCTAATAATCCTGTTCTTTCCCATTTTGATACCAAACCTTTAGCTTGATTTCTTTGGGACGGATTATTATCTTCTAATAATGATGATATATTCATTATTTCTTTCCTTTTCTTTAGTTAGGCAATAAACCAGCTAATTTCTTCCATCTATTAGCTAATTCATTTCCTTCGTTAATAATTTGTTTCGTTTTCTTGCTCGGTGCAGTAGTTCCAGATGGTCTAGAAGCATAGCTCTTTGAAGCTTTGTTTTCTTTTACCATTTTGCGCTTTTTAACAGGCACAGTGAAACTTTCTGCTAATGTACTAAACACTAATTTTACTTCTCTAGTTGTTCCAGCTCTATCAAAATTTTCAATTACTTTCATTTTTTGATTTTCATTAAGCTCGAAGTTCCTAAATAATTTGTTAGTGTAAAGGAGCTTTGCATTTAAAAGATTGACTTCATTGATTGTGTGTCGAAGTGAATGAATCGTGTTATAAGCTTCTTCAAGCTCTTCTTTATATTCACCTTCATCTAATTCTGCATCTGCTTCGTCTTTTGGTGCTTCTGCATCTTCTTCTTCAGATAAAATAGATTCGATAATTTCATCGATGTTAAAGTCTTCAGACAAGTTTTCGTCTTCTGGTGCTAATGCTTCAGCCCCTGTGACTCCTTCATTAACTTCAATTTCTGCATCTACTGCGTCTAAATTATCTTCTTCATTTAAGTCTTCTTCTAGCTCTCTAATAATAGATTCAAGTTCCATATCATCAACAGGTGGTGCCATTTCTTCAGCATCTGCTTCAACACTTGTGTCGTCACCGCCAACAGGAGCATATTCTACTCCGTCGATATTTACTGATGCTGGTCCTTCTGCGGCACCTAGATCATCTTCCATGCCTGCTTCAGCGCCTAGATCATCTTCCATGCCTGCGGCACCTAGATCATCCATTGGAGCTTCTCCACCTAATTCAGCTTCTAAGTCCATTTCGCCTTCCATAGCCATTGGGTCTACATCTGGTTCTTCTTCAGCTATATCTAGCATTTCGTCTTCGTACATTTCGTCTTCGTACATTTCGTCTTCAGCTAATTTAGTTGTTAACATTGATTGAATCCTTGGAGCAAAAGCTTCTTCTAATGCAATTTTTGCGTTTGCTAATGCAGTTTCTTTAACAGCCTTAGCGTCCGCAATCGCTTCTTTTAGCAAATCTGATTTTGCCATTGTTTTCTCCTTAAATTTTGTTTTGGAAATAAGATTATTTGGAATCTTAATAGAATAATTAATTTTCGTTGACGTTATATAGATCGATAACGTATTTACAATAAATATAGGGTAGTTTGAAAAAACAGTAAAAAAGTCCTAACATTTCTGCTAGGACTTATTATTATATATGGAAAATCTAATCGTCTGCGTGCAAGTCTTTTATTTTTTGGGTATATATTGCATCGATTTTTTGTTTTCTTTTCTTTACACTTGGTTTTAAAAACTCTCTTCCTTCTTTTAAGTTTACTAAAACATCGGATTCTTTTAATTTTCTTTTCCAAATCCTTAATGCAAAGTTAATATCTTTTTCTACGACTTTAGCGCCAATTCCATGGCCTGGGGCTATTGATAGGTGTTGTTTTTGTTTTTTACTCATTCTTTGTTTTTTGTTCATTATAACTTATTTTATACGATATCATTTGTTGGTGGGGCAGGTGGTGGGGCTTGTGGTTGTGTAGGCTGTCCTGTAGTAAATTTAAATCTTACTACTTCTGGTAATTGACTTATGAATCCTTGTATTCTTTGTGATTCTTTTCCCGGGTCTTCTCCTAATCTAAATTGAAAAAATCCTAATCCTTTTGCATCATTAAATTGTGTTTTAATAATATGCATTTTCTTTTTTGCTGCAAATTGTTGTATGTCTTTTCTTACATCAACTGCTGTTGCTGGATTATGTAATTGATAAACTACTCCTCCTCTGTAATCGGTCATGTGGTTTAATAAATCTGCCTCTTCTAGTTCTGGCGATTCATTCATTTTCTTAAACCCGAAAAATTTTCTATACATATTATTAACACTTGACATTCTTCTTACCTTTTATATAATATAATAAATTTTTTTCAATATTCCTATCTTAATCCATTTCAAAATATCGATTTAATCCTCTTCCAATATCTTCAAACGCTGCTTCAAATCTTTCTCTTAATACTGACATTTCTTGTGCTGTCTTTTCAAATACTTTATATGAATTTGCTATTTCTTTCATGTTTCTATTAACAGTCATTCCATCAAACCAATCTCCTTCTGCTAAAGTTACTTGGTTTGCTGTTTCAACCATATATTTTACTTTTTCACACAATTCTTTTAAATTAGTTTTTCCATATACGCCTTCTCCTAGTTGAGAAAATCCACGAACTGCTTCCATAAAGGCCTTTTTTTGTTCTTTGGTTACTTGTACAGGTTCGCTTTCTAACGCTTCCATTAATGCTTTAATATTCATATTTATATCCTACATTTTCCATCATCACAAAGTATTGAAGTTATAATTTCATTTACTCTGCCATATTTGTTTATTACATTCATTTTATTTGTCGACTCAAACATTGGTTGCATAAATGCTCCTGTTGTCGACGGATTAGATACAAAGTCCCAACATATTAATTCAAAGTCTTCTTGAACTTCAACTGCTGATTCTTTATATAATTCTTTTACACTTCCTAAACCCCTACTAGATATCCCCAATGTTATCCCTGATTTAAATAGTGATTTTAATATATTTCCTGCGGGAGTATCTAATACTTGTACTGCTCCTTTAAGATTATCACCATCCCACCATATTTTTAAAACATTATGAGATACATTATTTAAATTAACAATTGATGATTCTGGGTGATCTAATTCTCCTAATGCCCTATGTTGATCTATATACTCTTTTTGATATCTTACACATTCTCTTGCTAAAATGTGTTTTGGGTATATTCTCCCATTCTGGTTTTTTGCTCCAGCTCTTTGTAATACCCCTTGAACTACCATTCCACCAGGTACTCCGAATTTTGCTCCATCTGATTCAGTTAATGGAGAGATAGGTTTAAATGGCATATATTCTACTAATAAAGCTTTAGACATATTATTCTCCTAATCTTCTTACACGTTCAGAAATCTTTAATAATCGTTCTGAAATCTTATTTAATGCTGTGTTAGTAGACTTTCCATATTCAGCCCGTGTCATTCCTGATTCATTTTTTAATCTACCTGTATAATTTATTAATTGCTCAATCTCTTGTAATTTTTTAGCTACTTCCCTAATAGTGGTATTTACTGTTCTGGATGGTGATGCTTTTGAGCCTTTACCCATTGCAAATTTAGAATATGATTCAATTAATTTTTCATATTTTTTATCCATTGCTTCTGAAACAGATGCCCACTTATAGTTCTTTTTCTTTTTACCAAATGCATTTGGAGTCATATATGAGCCAGCTCCTCCAGATGTAGAAATTTCTTCTAATTCATCTTCTACCACTAATCTATCTTCTGGATCTAATTCTTTTTTTACTGTATCAATGTCTTTAGGATCATTAACTACAATGTCAGCTTCAGCTACACATTTACATTCATGCATACCACATTCTTCGCAAAGCTCTGCTTCATTAACAGTTTTAAACTTTTTTTCCATTTCATTTAAAAAAGATTTCATTTTATATTTACCTCTTTTAATTCTTTAATTAAATCAAAATATCTTAATAATGATAATACATGAGATTCTTTAATAGTTTTAATTGTTTCAACATTACAAAGCATTTCTGATAATTTGTCTACTTTAATTTTTGTCACTTTGTCATCTATTAATTTAACATGTTCTTTTAATTGTTTTTTAATAACAGGAATAACTTTGTGGATATATTCCTTTAAAGACTCAGTATCATTAACGTGAGTAATATAATGATTAAGCAAATCCTTTTGTGCTTCATTTAAACCAGAATATTTTTTATTAAATTTATCAACTAATAATTTATATGTTAATAATCGAACATCTTTATGTTGATTTTTAAATGATTCTAATATAGTATTTTTCTTTGAATTACTTGTGTCTTTAATTAATATATGTTCTATAATTACATCTTTACATTCTAAAATTTGTTTAGGATTGTGTGATTCATTATATTCAAATAATTTATATATTGAAGCAATTTGTTTATAATTATTAATCCTAATTTTTGACATTTTATCAAAAATAAAATTTTCTGATATTTCTTTTACTAAGTTATACCGTTGTCTTTTAATTAAAGATTTATTTAATTTATTGTGAGTCTCTTTACAAGACCTAATAAAATCTAATGCTCTCGCTTCTGACTTAAATTGTTCTTTTATTAATGAATTATATAATTGTAGTTCTTTTGACAGCTCAGTGTTCTTTCCAAAATACTTTTTAATTATATCAATTGTCACTGACTTATCTGAAGTCAATGATTCGGATGTTAATTTCCTTACTAAAATTTCGAATAACATTGCCGTATTCTTATATTTAGAATGTTTTAATTTTTTCATATCGAAACACAGTTCCTTTACATATAAATATCGTGTTAATTATAAAATATTGTCTTCGTCCAACATTGTTCCAGAATCTACATCTTTATTTTGATCTTCTGTTATAATCTTTGGGCTTTTAGGTCTTAATTTCTTTAAAATATCAGCATTTTCAGTTGCTACAGTTGTTTTTGTATTTCTAAATCTAGGATCTGGTTGGAATGTGGTTGTGATATTGTTTGGATCTGTTCCTTGCTTAATTGTTTTAGCCCCAGTTGGATCCCAACCAAATTCATTTTTGTGCTGTCCATATTTAATTCCTTCGGGTGGTCTGCCCCCCGGATCTTTATCTTCTACGTCATCGGTACTCATATGAATTGACGCCAAATCATGTGGTGTTCCAAATGATGTTCCTGTTAATGTTGGATCATTACCTTCTTGTTCAATTTGATTTTGTCTAAATCTTAATTTAAGATCTTCTATAACATTATTACGCTCTTCTAACCACTCATCTTCAGACATATTGAAAATATACTCATAAATGTATTTATCTGAAACTAGTTTTAGATCCTTCATTGCAGATGCTAAAGTTACTTTTTCATTCATCAATGCAACTTTTTGTTGATCGTAAATTATAGATGGCGGAGTCAATTCTAACTCAAATCCTATTAAATCATCTCCTTCATAGCCTTGAGAATATAAATGTACAATTCCAATTTTAACTAATTCTGAAACAACTATTTTTTGAATTCTTTCAATTGTTCTTGCAAACCTAATATCCATTGACGCTAATGTAGTTTTCCCTTCAACTCCCTCATCATATCCTAAAAATGGTTTAGGAATTTTCAATGCTGCCATCATTTTGTGTTTTACATATTCGATGTCATCAATGCCGGTAAACTCCATTCCTGGTAGTGTATCTATTGTCGTTTGACTATTGCCTCCCCGCACAGGTAAGTAATAATCTTCTAACATATTATTCAAATTAAATTTAAGATTATAGTTACCAGTTTGTTTATCAACATATGGAATTTTTTTCATTTTATTAATAATTGTTTCCATAAATGAATCAACTTCATTGGGTGGAATATTACCAATATCAATTTTAAAAATACGTTTTTCGGGTGCTCTCATTATTCTGTGAATAAGCATTGCATCTTCTAACATCATTAATTTTTGAAATTCTTGTCTAGCTCCTTCAAGCATTGCTCGGCCGTATGGGAGGAAGTTTGAATCTGATAATAACCTGAAGTGTGCTATCTCAAACACATCATATTCTAAATGTTCTGTTGCGGCGTGTCTAAATTTAATATCATATTCACCCGTTGTTTCGTCATACTGTTCCAATCTTTCAATTTCATAAGTAGAAAGTGGGCGTGCATTTAAAATTCCTATTTCTTCAGCAACATCTAATTTTAAAAAGAAATCTCCATACTTACACATATTACGAATCCATGGCCACATATTAAATTCAATGTTTAATATGTCATAATATAAATTGTATAATATTTTTTGTATATGAGTTTTATTTGTTTTAATAGTTAATATATCGCCGAACTGATCTGCTAATGTTGATTCGTCAGCATATATATCTAATGCAGATGATATTATTGGGTCTTTATCCATCATCTCGTAATCAGTATACAATTGCATACGATTCTGTTGCATGTAGTAATTCGAATCATATCCGCCATAACCACCCATATTATGTTTAGTTGTGCCGTGTAATCGATTATATCTATCCGTTAACTTGCTTTGTGATAAATTTCCTAATGACTGTAATCTGTTAGTATCGACTACTCTTAGACGATCTTTTCCATACTTACGTACTATTACATTAGTAGAAAATAAATTTCTTAAACGTTTTCTTAATGATGCCATTGTTTTCTTTTTTTATATAAATATATCTTATTACAGAAGCCAGGTTAAATTTTCGTCTTCTGAACCATTATTCCATTTCCAACTATCATTTTGTTTTGTGTTATTATTAGTATAAATGGTTGTATCTGTTTTTCTAAATTGTGATAATGCTCGTTTATTTAATTCAATTCCATGTTGTCTTAATTTTAAACTAGTATCTCTTAACCACAATCCTATTGCATAACTCATTACTAAGTCATCATTATAACCAATCTGTGCCTGTGCTTTACCGTTAAGCCAGACAAATACAAATAATTCTTGTATAAGTCGTTTTGATTTAATAATAGGCGTTCCTTCTCTCATATACATTTCTAATGCAGATATCATTAATGGCCTAGTTCTACTTGTAGTTGAGACTCCAGGTACCATTTTTGTTTTATCTTTTATGTCATATCCTTTTTGTAATTGTACTTCTAAATCTACATATCCTTCTGTTTTATATGTATAAAATAGATTTTCATATCCTCTATCTAATGCTGGCTGTACTGCCGCCCATCCTATATTTGCATTTTCAATTGCTAATAATGCATTATTCCATTCTGTTGCAACTGATACTAACATGTTGCCAAAATCTTTAGGTGGTAGCTTTCCTTTATACTCTGCTACCTGGGTTATTGTTTCAACATCGATTACATGAAATGCAGACCAATCTGCTCCATCGCCCCTTGCGACATCTGCTACTACTATATAATTTTTTGTATAGTCTGGATATTCCCAAATCCAATAACCGTTATCATATCCTCTTTTTTCAACCGGATCTTCACATTTTAATTCATATTGTTGTAATATTGCCCCATCGACAATAGTATGACCTGATGATATAAAATCACAATCACATTCTTGAGCTGCTCCTCTTTCGCCTAATAACTTTGTTTGGTCATCTCTCCAAGATTGATCACGTTCTGGGTGAAGGTCCCATTTTAACTTAATTGTTTCAAACCCATTTGTGCCAGTTTCAGCATCTGCCCATATTTGATGAAACCAATTTCCTAAACCATTTGGGGTAGATAAAACAATAGCGCCACCACCTGTTGATAGCGTTGCTTGTGATGCCACCCATATCTCTTCGATGTTTCTAATAAATGCGGCTTCATCAACTATTAGTAATGATAATGCTTCTGACCGAGCTCCTGTTGATGCACTTGAAATTGCTTTTATTTGCGAACCATTTGAAAATTTTAATGATAATTTATTATTAGTTGTTATTGTAGTTTTTAACCAACTAGGTAAATTTTCATTCATTATTTGAACTTTACTTACTAAGTTTTTTGCTACATCTTGTGTTGTTGCTATAACCAAAACGTTGAAGTCTTCATTAAATAACATCGACCACAATGCATATCCAGCAGATAATGTTGATATACCCAACTGCCTTGATTTTAATATTACGCTATAACGACTATTTTGTAAAGTAGATAGTGATTCTTCTTGAAATGGAAATAAATCGAATTTGATTTTTCCTTTTAAAGGATGTTGAATATAGCAAAACTGTCGCATAAAGTATACTGGATCATTTGCACACTTTACATATTGTTCTTCAATTATTTGTTTTATATTTTTTTCAGCCATATTATTGAACCACTTCTACAATTAACTTTCCGGTCAATACCGTAGTTAATATACCAGCACCAAACCAAATTATTTTGCTATCATACCATTTTGGTTTTATAAGGTCTTCTCGTTCAATATATAAATCAATGTTACTGTTTAATAAATCAATTTGTTGTTGATAATATAATTTTTGTAATGAATCTAATTTATTTAATCGATCTAAACTAGATATTAACTTGTCTTGTTTTATTATAATATCATTGTTAACAGAATCTAAATAATATAATGAATCTATTGTTTCAGATATATCATGTATTTGTTCTTCTGTAAAACAAGTATCAACAGTTTGTGTAAACGAAAAAACTGGTAATAATAATAATATAATAAAAAATTTTTTCATTTCCGAGTTTTTTTGATTATATTTTTCTTAGCATCGGCAGTAGTTCTCTTTGTTGTAGGAACGGTGTCTTTTTTCTTTTTTGCCTCTTTAATATCTTTTTTTTGTTTTTTAATGTCTGCTTTAGCTTCTTCTTCTTCCTCTTTAATTCGTTCCAATTTTCCTGATAATTTATCGACTTTTGAATTATTTTTATCAATTTCTTCTTCTGTTTTATCTAATTTGTTTGCAGTTATTTTTCTTGAAACTAGAAATATTAATCCAAATAATCCTACAATTGCACCTGCAATTATTTTCCAATATTTTTTAATTGTCTTCATTTTCTTCTTTATTTAAATTTTCTAAAAATTCTTTTTTAAACTTATCAAAATTTTGTTGTACTGATTCTTCGAATTGTTCCGGAGTCATTTTTGCTGCCCAATTCTCTGTTAAACCATCTGCATTAGTAACTATTGTACTAGCTTCGGTGTATGCTTTTTTTAACATTTTAACATCTTCTTCTGCTTTTTTTAACCAAGCAACTGCATTATTTTTTATTCTATTTTTTTCATACTCTTCGTATTTTCCTTCTACACGTAATTGATGTTCCATATCAATAACACAATCAAAACATTTTCCGTGATATATACGCATCTTATTATCTAATCGATTTGGCGCTTTACATGTACATGTTTCTTTTGGACAATTTGGAAATGATTTTAAATATTCTTTTATATCTGATGCGATTGAATTTTTTGGTTTTTTTATTCTAAACCCTTTTTTTTGTTCTATTGTGTAAAGGGTACCATTAATTTCTTCATCCCAGATATCTCCCACTTCTCGTTTTTGATTTTTGTCTGCTGTTTTTTTAGCATCTGAAAATCCGTGAGTTTTCTTTGTTTGAAATGCATGAGTTCCTTCGAGCATTTTTTTCACTGCTTTTATATTTTGTAACTTTTTTGACATATTATCCTTTTATAATCTTGAAATTGCTCTATCTACAACTCGCTTTAATAAACCAATTTTTCCAATTTTTTGTTTTCTATCATCTTCAGCAGTAATTTTATTTATTACATCCATAATCATTTTTATTTGCTGTACAATATTTGGTTTTTGTTGAACTGCTAATACAAAGTTATCAATTCTAGAATCGCCTGGCATACCATCGCCATCCGGATCATTTGGGTCGGCTGATGCTTCTGGTGCTTCAGGTGCTTCGGGTGAAGTAGCCGCTCCTGTTGGCGCCGGCATTTCAGGAGTTGATTCTGGTTCTGCAGGTATTTCGGGAGTTGGTGCAGGTTCTGTTTGATCTGCAGGAACTGCTGGTGCTTCGGGGGCTGGTGCAGGCTCTGGAGTATCAGCTAATGGCTCTTCTTCTGGATCGCCTTGTTCTAACTGTACTGATTCATTAATAAATTGTTCAATACGCTTACGAACTATAGCTCTAACGAATTTTTCTTTTTGTTCTTTAGTTAATTTTTTTAATTTAGAAGTATACCCACCATCCTTTTTTGACAATGTTTCTATAAAATCGTCAGCATCAGCTTCTACGTTTTTATCAAATGTTTTTAATGCGTGTTTAGCCATCTTAGGATCTCCGTCTTGCATATCTTTTATTGGATATGCCCTATCAGAATCTTTTACATCATAAACCATATTTTCAGAATCGCCTATGTCTGAATATTTAATTTTTCTAGGAACATCTGGTTGTGGTTCGCCTGATGCGTCTAATACCATATTTTCAGTCTCTTTTCCCTCATAATCTTTTAAATCTTTTCTGGGTTTATGTTTTTTATTTTCTGGTTTTTTGTACTTTTTAGCCATAGCTATTGCCTTATTTTTAATATAAATATTATCTAGAATACTTTACAATGTTTAATATTTGATTTATTGGTGCAAATGATCCAGTTAATTTATAAGTATTCCCACCATACACGAATACTAAACCTTCAATTGGCACGATTTTTTCAAATCCTCCCATTCGTTGAATTTTTTGTAAATGTGTTTTCATTAATTCTAATTTTCTTAAATCATTGGTTGCTCTTAGTTCTCGAATTACAGATGCTAAATCTTTTCTTATTTGTTGTGCCGTTTTATTAGGATTTGCAGCCAACATACTAGAAACATTCTTTAATACCTCTGCACCTAATTTTAAAAATACAGATTCAAATGGTTCTACATTTTGTTTTTGATATTGTTTAAAATCTTTTTTATCAAAATCAGTAACCCAATTTGCAAATTTTTCATTGTCAATCATTTTTTTAACAGCTGTGATTCTTGTGCCTTTTAAATTGAATGCCCATCTATCGACTAACAATTCTAAAACTTCTTCTGGAATTTCATATCCTAATTCAGTTGCTTTATCTTGTATTACATCTCTCCACCACCCTTTATGATATTCAGATATAGTATCTTTATCATCTAATTCATATTGATTTTTTAATTGGTCTAATTCATTAAATAACGCATCTTGGTAATCTTCAAAATCTTCTAACTGTCCAACTTTAATTTTATTTGGTGGTATTAAATTAAATGTTTTTTGCATATGAGCATTTGCATCTTCGACTGCTTTTTGTATTACATTTGCTCCTGTCATATCAGTTTGGACTACATTTCCTTTTTCATCAAATTCCTGTAAATTGTGAAATTGTAATGCTGCAATATCATATGAAATAACATTTTTAGTATCTGGATATATAATTTCCATGTTTGCAAATACACGTCCATTTTGGAATATACTTTGTATTGTTTCTGAATTAACTTGTGAAAATGCTGATGCTAAATCTTCCCCAGTTTCTGTGAATGCTTTTGTTAAATCTCCTCGACCGGCAAATTTTGTAGCTAACTCTTTTGCAGTTAGTGGATTGACTCTTTCTCCTTTATTTCTTGCAAATTTAACTTGTCCATCTTTAACTGTTACAAATATATTTAATCCATCAGTCTTTTCTGTTACAACAGATTCAATATCTAATCTTCCTTGTAATGCCCTAGCAACTATTTCTTTCATATCTCCAAATGTCAGTGATCTTGATGTTGCTCGCTCAAATGGGTGATTCATATGTCCAGCTAATCCGCCTTCAGTTAAATGTTTGGTTCCAAACACAGTTTTAGGAAATTTATCGAAGTCATAAACAAATCCTTTATTATCATCTTTATCTAAATATTTTCTTAATTTGCTTATTTTTTTAATGTGCGCTTTAGCTCCTTTTGGAGTTTCATATCCTTCTGCCAATTCGACATCCATATGTACATCTGGATATTTATCTATCAATGTTTTTACTGCGGCTATATTTTTATGAGAATCGTCTATAAAATAAATGTCGTCATATCCTTTTTTAATTTGGTCTTCTATCCACCTTGCTTTATCCATTGGGTCTGATGAACCTAATGCTACTACATAAACATTTTTTATTCCGTGTTCTCTTTCTAAATATCTTTTTACTGGGTATCCTATTCCTCTCGCAGTTAATATTGTTGTTTTTGCTCCAGGATCATTTTGTGCTTTTCGTAGTGCTTCTATGTTAACAGATATTGGTGTTGCTCCTTTTATAATTTTATCAAAATCTCTAAAATCAAAGTCATCGCCTGGCCTTGGCTCATATACTGCAAATTCTGCTGGACTTAAATTTGTCTTATTTCCATCTCTGTGTGTAACATATATAGTAGCATTCATTTTGCTTAATGTGTCATCAAAATCAAATACTCTTAATCTTTTGCCTGTTCTTAATTCATTGAACATTTGTTTTGCATCTGCAAGTAATTCATTTACCCACCAATCTTTTGTGAGTATACTTTCATTTTTTTCTTTATCAGGCCAATACCCATATATATCATATCCCCATGGATATGACCTAGGTCCGTTATAACCATCCTCTTCTTTTGTTCCTGCTTCATCGCCTTTTTGTTGTACTGTATATTCCCAATTTCTTGGGTTTGATTTGCCTCTCTTATCAATACTTCTAACTATTCCAGTAGTAACCATATATTGATATGGGATTTCTACTTTGTCTCCTATTTCGTATTCATCTTTAGTTGGCAATTCATTTCCTTTACCATCAGTGTGTTTTTCTTTTGGCATTTGGCCAGAAGCTGTTTGTATAGGACTTGTATTCCACGACACTTGATTGCCATATTTAGATTCTTTCCATAACGTTGCGGTTTGGGGAGATCCAATTACTTTTCTAATTTCTTTATTCGAGTCTGATTGTATTACATTGTCTAAATCATCATATTTCCAATGGGCTTGGGTATCGCCTTTTCTATATCCATATGTGTAATTATCAGGGCCATCTTCTACTACATTATCTGGGTGTAGATTTTTATAATTCTCTACAAATTTATCATATTCCCATCCTATTAATGGCATTTGTGTAGAAAAATCTTCTTTTGGTTTTATGCCCGCACTTTTTTGTACTCTTGATTTTGCTTCATCTCCAAATTCATCTCCAAATGTAGATTCTCCACCTAATAGTTGCCATATATTTTTTACTATAGCATCTGAGTAATTTGGATAGCTGTCTTTAAATTTTGATAACTCTCCGGAATTTATTGTAGATATAGTTGAATCTGCAGATATAGGTTCTCCGTTTGGATATGTTAATGGGTCTACATTTACCATTAATTCTATAGCATCTACTCCTTGTGGAATTTTATTTCCTTTTTTGTCTGGATTAATTTTATATTTATCAACTGCTCCAATAAAATCTTTTATTCGTACATAGTCTTTATCTTTATTCGCAGCTGCTAATGCAAATTTTCCGACAGTGTCTTCTGGCATTGTAAGTAAATAATCAAATGCTGATGCAATTGGAGAATTTAATCTAGAATATATTAATTGTATTTTTTTGTTTCTATTTAATAAATTGAATATTTGTTTGGATTGATCTCTTGTTACTCCATGTCTTGCTTTTGGTCCAATAAACATTAAAACTTTATTAACATTTGGGTTTTGTGCGTATCGTTGAGCAAGAGCCATATGAGCTCCTGTGATTGGTTTAAATCCTCCTGGGAATAATACTGTTACTTTATCCATTTTTTATTCTTTATTATAAATATCTAGTTAGTTTATATTAATATTAAAATTATGTCCATGTGCCAGTTTCTGCGAATTGTATCCACGATGTAGCTCCGTTTGCTACTAATGATATAGCAGATCCTTGCACAGTAGTAGTCCTAGTTAGTACTCCTCCACCGGCAATTAATATAACTCCGAAGCCGGGAGGATTAATAACTAATGTTCCACCAGTTCCGGTATATATTATTTTTAAAACACGCCCTTGTTCCGAAGCTACGGCAGATGGCTCTATTGTAACAGTACCAGTTGTGTGATTAACAATAATAAAATAATCATCTCCGTTGGCATCATATGTTCCAGCAGATGATATTTCGCGCCAATTGTGATACAGTGCACTAGTAATCATTGTTTTTCTAGTATCTCCATTTAAAGATCCAGAAAATGCTATATATGGTTCATTAAATATAGTACCTACTTGGTTAGATACAATTCCCCAATATGGCTCATTGTTTGCTAATACGAGTGGAGTAGTTCCAGTAGTTCCTCCTTGTGATATAGTAAATTTATTAGTGTTTCCATAAGTTGGATTAATAAGTTCAATATAAGGACCAATCCTGGCAGAGGTGCCGGTATTTGACCCTGACTTTATTACCTGTATTGATCCTCCACTTGAATCTCCATCTCCGATTGTAATATTGCGGTTAAATGTATGATCAAACGGGTGTTGTGTACCAGCAGTTGTTAACCAAGTAAGCCCAGATCCGCCGGCTACGAAAGTTAATACAGAATTCGCGTCTAATGTAATATAGTCTGGTGGACAAGTGAATGGTGGGGGGCTAGGGCCACCGGCTGCTTTCGATGGAGTAAACACATCAAATACAGATTTATTGTCACCAGCAAATTCTAAAACAAAATCTAATTTTGATGTACTAGATAATTCCGGAAGTAAAAAATCTCCTATAGGTGCTCCGTTTGTGCCGGCAGGGAAGGTTGGCGAATATGGTAAATTAGTTGTTGCTATACGTAGTCTTCGGACTGTTTCTCCACCCAATGACCCATCGAAAACAACTTGTGTTGCATAACATATACCACCGCCTGGTTCTATATCTACTAATTGTAAATAACTTCCGCTATTACCATCATTTACAATTATAGTTTTATCCCGTATAATATTAGCTAATGCTACTCCACTAAATAATGCATTTGATGCAGTTACACTTCCTTCTTGAGATACAGAAAAATTAGAAGCAGAAATTGCAATATTTCCATTTGATCCAGATAAATAAACTCCTCCTTCCACTCCTAAAAAGAAATTTGGAGTATTTATTTCAACATTACTACCACTCAAAAATATTGTTTCTGTTCTTATATCTAATATTGATGGATTGGTTCTAAATCTAAAATAGTTATTTGCATCAGCAACCATTTCTAATCCAACGCCTTGATATGATGTTGCTGTTTGATTTGGCAATGCAGATCCAGAAAACAATAAAAATCCTGGTGCTCCTGATCCTGTTGCTTGATTAAATCCTCCATATGGTAATGAACGAATAAAGCCTGTATCTTTTAATCCGGAAATATCTATACCTGATTCTAATGTATCAGCTACATATAATGAACCAGTAAGCATTGAAAATGCTCCGTCAATATATCTATTTCCACCTTCCCAAGTTTTATTATTAACATAACTAATAGTTTTACTTCTATCACCAATTACATTATAATATTCTACTTTAAATGATAATTGATTATCACTTTTATGTTTAGTTGGTATTTCAGATCTAATTCTTGTGTAATTTGGGCTGTAACCTATTTCTGCACTTGTTACTGTTCTTATATCAGCAATATACCATTTTCCTGCTTCTACTACAAATAACAAAGAGCCATTACCTGATTGATCTGATTTAAATTCAAATTCTATATCATCATACCGTTGCGATGTTTTTGCAGTGCTTTCTATTTCTCCAATTTTCTTACCTAATGTTACTGGCAACGATTGATTTAGAACATCGGTTGTATCAAAATTAAATGCAGAACCAGATGCATATATCGATAGTTTAGGATTATTATAATCTGATAAAATACTTCTTTCTGCAAATGCATCAATTGTAACTTTATATTGTGACTGGCTTACGAAAAATCCAGAATATTGATCTGTTACTTGTGCAACCAATACATCTGTTTTTGCATTAATATTTGTAGTACTGCGAATTAACATTCCATTATTAATTGATCCAGTCCTCCATAATAAAGCTGGTTCAGTTGATTCAGAATTGCCTAAATATAAATGTCCTTCCCAATACGTATCAATTATACTTTGTGTTGTAAATATTCCTATAGATTGATCTGGTGTTAATGATGCTGTAGAATCTACAAATATTTCTGTGCCTTCTAACAATACATCATTTACTTGTTCCCATGTGCCAACAGTGCCACTCCCGTTGGTATAAACTTTTATTCTTGAAATATCTCCTGTTGCTGGATCTAAATCATTTATTTGTAATAATGCAAATGATTCTGAATTTTGTGTTGCGACATATGTTGGGTCTGCTTCATATGATAAACTAAATGATGATGGATCAAAATGATTATATGTATGAGATGATATTGTTTTGTTGCTTAAAACAGTAAATGGTGTTTCTAATGTTACTGAATTGTCATTTAATACTTTTTTTATTTTAGATGTAAATTGTGTAGTGGATGGAGTATAATTTGGTGTTGGTGCTGGGTTTGTTGGGCTAGCAACTGTAATAGTTCCTCCGATCATATCTCCTTCAAATTTTCCACCTACTAATTGTAATGCCGGCTGATTATTTTTAAAAAAATATTCAACTGTTCCTGTAGTATATGTTGGGAATTGAGTTGTTGTATAATTTCTATCTAACTGTACTCCTACATTTTCTTCAACAGTTATTGTAGGTTCTTTTGTGAATATTATTTCTGTTTCATTTGGATCTGTAGGATTAACTGGAAATTGTTTAATCCATTTAACATTTGTTTTGCCTTGCCATTCTTGTGGAACTGGCTGTCCGTTGAGTTTAGACAACGTTCCAGTAATAGTAACAGTACAGTCACCAGGAGATGTATCTTCATAAACATAAATTGCAATGACTCTAGACTTATCTTCTTCTAGATAATCAATAAACTCAGAATATATTGGGTCTCCATTATAATCTAAAACTTCAACATCAACAAGTGTTCCTAATTTTAAATTATCAGTATTGCCTTGTAATTTAATTAAATTTTTGCCGGCTGTGAATCGTAATGGGAGTTTAGTAATTTTGAATACATCTGGAGATGATACAGATGTGTCTGTAAAATAAGTTGGAATTGTATCAAATCCTTTTTTTACTGCCCGCTGTTTTGCCATTTAACATTACTCTTTTCTATAAATATTAAGTATGTACAATCTGGCTGAAATTATCTATCTTATTTACCTCGATTAAATTATCTACCATATCTCTCATTGTATCAACGTGTGAAATAATAATACAAAACTCAAATTTGGTTCTAAAATATTCAAATAGATTTGAAATTGATGACATATGGTTTTGATCTAAACTGCCCCAGCCTTCATCTATTGCTATGAAATTTGGTCTTGGTAATGCTGATACATTTATTAATGCTACACGAATTGCTAATGAAGAAATAAATCTTTCCATTCCTGATGTTAATTCTAATGGCCAAAAATTATCTTCATCATAAATAATATATCCATTAATATTTTTTCCATCTGTCTGTAAAACCATATTAAAATCAACTACTTGGTTTAATACATTATTTATTTCGTTTTCAATTTTAGGCAATGCAATTTTAACTAATTCATATGAAACGCCATTTCTTCCAACAGCACTTAAATAATATTCATATGCTTTATATTCTGTTTCTAATTGTTTATATTTTTCAATTTGTTCGATTGCATTTTTCTTTTTAGTTTTTGCTACTTCAATTTTTCCATGTTTAGATTTAATCGACCCAGTTATACCTTTTAATGTAGTACTAATATCTTTTATTAATGATTTATTATTTTCAATTTTTGAATCTATTCCGCTATTATGTATGATCGAAGATTCATTTTTTATATAATTGTCTTGTTGATTTTTATTTGTTTTTAATTCATTCTCTTTTGTTTGCAAATCGCTTTGCATTACTTGTAATTGTAATTTTTGAGTTTCTAATTTATTTAATAAGTCTACTCCTAATTGATATTTGGATATTGTTTCTGTAATTCCATCTGCTTGTTTTTGGAAATGCTTTATTGCTTTTTGTTTTGACTCTAATCTAATTTCATTATCAGGCAATTCTTGTTTTGCTTGTTCCGCTTCTTTAATAAAAACATTTGATGTACAATATTTACAATTTGGATCATATTCGTGTGTTTTTAAATGATCTAATTTTTTCTTTTGTATTTTTATTAATTGTTTTAACTCAGTTTCTTCCTTGGTAATTTTTTTTATATTTCTTTCAAATTCTTTTACAATAGGAGCACGCTTTTCAATTTTCTCTTTTAATATTTCTGTAGTAACTTCTTGATTATCGTTAACAGTATCGCTAAACTCTTTAAATTTGGAATTAGTTTGTTGTACAACTTCTTCTTGATCTTGTATATTACTTTCTGTAGTATCTATTTCTGAATCTAAATCTTCTTGTACATCTTGTAATTTTTCCAAATCTGGCCCATCATATGATGTTGGTTGTTTTTGGTCAATTAATTCTAAAATGTCGTCTTGTAATTGATTTCGTGACTCTTGTAAGTCGTGTTCTGATTTTTCTAATTCTGTAATTTCTTGTTGCTCATCAGTTATAATTTCATCAGATTGTTTTATAATTTCTCCAAAATCCGTCTTTTTATATTCTTTTAACTTGCCAGCTGTCTCTTTTACTTCTTGTGATGCAATATGATATAATTGTTCAAATACGGTTGTATCTAGAAATTGTGATAATAAATCTTTTCTTTCTCGTTGTGACTTTTCTATAAAATTATTATTATCTGCTTGTAATGAAAATGCAGTTAATATGAAATCATCATAAGTACCAAGATACTTTCGAATCATTTTATTTGTATCACTTCTTTCTTCCCCATTGAAATTTTCAGTTTCATTATGAAAATTAACATTTACTTTAACATGTCCATGTTTTAATGTTATTCCTTCTCGCTCAATAGTATATAATTCATTATTTAACATGAATTTAAATACTCCTTTAAATGTAGACTTTTTATTATTTAAAACTTCTTTTGATTTACTTGTCTTGCTACATTTATCAAATATAGTATATGTTATTGCGTCTAATAAAGATGATTTTCCAGATGTATTTGCGGCAAATAATCCTACTACATCATTTAATTTAGAAAAGTCAATAGTACTTTTTTTGCCATATGAAAACATATTTTCGAATTCAAATGACACAGGATACCAAGTTACGTTTCTAACAGAATCGAGTGCTGGTAATTTAGAATTCATTGTTCTATTAATGTGTCTTACTGCATCTACTTCTGAATCTAATGCATCTGGAAATGTGTTTTCAACATATTCCGTTATCATTGTATTTTGATATTCAACATCTCTTACATTTCCAATTGTATTTACTTCTAATTCCTGTTGTTCTAATTCGTCAGTATTCCGTTGAATTGAAATGTCTTGTACATCATATTTGTTTCGAATAGTTGCAATTAATTTTTTAATATCTGCTGCATCTGTTCCATTAAATTTTATTCTTACTCTTGGTTTTTCTGGAACTCGGTGTGGTGCATCTACAATAGTTGATTTATTAACTTCAAATGTAACATAACCATATTCATTATGTACTTGTATAAATTCAGATGTTTTACTTGGGAGGTCCCAAACTAACATACCATGATCTAATGCCTCTCCATGATTTTGTTGAATTAAACTTCCAGGATATCCAATTGTTTTTTCTGTATTTAAAAATTGTGCTGGTTTGTGAATATCTCCTAATAATGTTAAATCATGTCCTTCGAATAAATCTGTCTTTACATGATCATTTGAAATTTCAAATCCTACATCTGTAACTGCGCTATCTACTGCTCCATGGTGTAATGCAATTTTATATGGTGCATCAAAATCTTTTGCTCGTATATAATTTTCAGGCTGTACATCTACTGCCATATGATTAAAGACAACATTTCCTAATTTAAACAGCCCATTCTCTTTTATAAAATGTATATTTGGATTATTAATTACATTTAATATAGGCGACAGTGCATCTATTCGATTTAAATTATTTAAATTCATATCGTGATTTCCTAACATAACAATTGTAGGAATTGTAAAGCCACGAAAGAATTTAGTTAACATGTTTATTAGTTCCGGAGACATTTCTAATTTAGAATGTACTATATCTCCAGTTACAACACAAATACTAGAATCTGTTGCGTGTTGAGCAATGTGTAAAAACATATTGTCAAAAACTTTATTAAATTCATTGTGTCGTTTTAGTGTTCTAATATGTATATCAGATATGTGAAATATCTTATCAATATACTCTATATTAGTTTCTAATTCTTTTATTTCCATATTATATTCATTCTTAACTGCATTAACCTTTCAAATGAAAATGTAGTTGTATTTGTAATCATCTTGTTTATTGTTTCAAACCCTAACTCACTTGGGTCTTTGTCCGGCAATTCTACGAAATATACATTTAATCCTTCTGCCATAAATTTCTCTGCGATAGATAATGCTTTTTTAATTGCATCTTGATCTAAACATAAGTATATATCTTTTACCCGTTCTTCTATAATTTTTTTCTGTAATGTTGGTTGTATTATTTTTCCAAATAATGGTATCGCATTTCTTTTTATTGCTATTGCATCAAACGCTCCTTCACATAAAACAATTGGCTCTGCCCAATTAATTAACATTTCAAATCCTATTATATCTTTTGATACTTTTGGATTTTTGTGTTTATAAGAATCGCTTGAATAATATGCTCTTGATACAAAATAATTTATAAGTCCTTCTTTATTATAACTTGGTATAATTATTTTTCCGGAATACTCGCCAGATTCAGCATACCCAATTCTGTATCTAATAATATCAAATATAGTAACTCCTCTTGTTTTTAAATAATGCATTGCATTACGATAATCAGGTGTTTTCTTTGGAATCCAGAGTGGTATGTATTCTTCTGGTAATCTTAATGTCTCTTCTGTTTTTACTGTTTCATTATTGCGATATTTTGCCGTTTGTATTATTCGACTTAATTGCTCAAATTTTTCTTTTGGGAGTTTTAGTTGTTTAAATAGCGAACCAATTGTTCGCCCTTTTCTATCAGATATCCAACAGTGCCATGGATTCTGGCCTTCTATTGATGTGTTAAGATTTATTTCTAATTTAGGTTTATAATGCGAAGTAAATGGAGAGAAAAATGCTATATTATCTCCTGAGGTTTTCTTACCTTTACCTAATACAGACTCTAATAATTGAAGTAATTTAAGATTCTTCATATTAATATTATAATGAAAATACTGAAGAATTCAAAGTATATGGCTTATATATTATGGTTAAATACATTTATTAATTACAATCAATAAACGATCTAACGATCATCATTTATTAAACATTTCATTATAATAAATAATAATCATTTTATTAATTACATTTAGAAAATAATTAAAAAATTTCACAAATCCAACCTAATACGTTAAAAATTGTTTTTTCGGTTTTGGAACTTCTCCATCTTTCAAACATTCTTTAAACCACGCATCTGGGATATCTTTCTTTGCAATATGAGTTATTCCTAACTTCTTTGCATACATTTCATATGTAGTTTTACTACCTTTTGTTATTTTTTGGTTTGGGTTTTGAAATACTATTCTTAAATCAATATCCGGATTAGAAGCTAATATATGTTTCATTTTTCTTCTATCGATAGTCGTCCATCTACCTTTTGTTTCGATATACATTGTTTCTCCATTTTTCTTTTGAAATACAAAGTCTGGTGTATATTTGTGATCTTTTGCAGGTACCGTATATTCTAATTTTTCAGTTTCGTAATTTACTGGATATTTTGCTTCTTTGATTTGATTAGCAACTGTCAATTCTAATCCAGATTTATAACCGTATTTATATGCCGCTTGACGTTTTTTACTTCCAGCGGTATGCCAATGATTTTTTTTCATAACTATATTATTTTAATCCTCCGGTGTTTATATAATCCATCCTTGGTTTAGATGATGAACTAGATGATGAACTAGATGATGAACTAGATTTTGAAGATACACTTCTTACATCTGGACTAATTTTCATCTTACCATTTCCTATATTTTTTGCTTTTTTCATAATTCCAGCTGCATGGGAATTAATCCAATACGGATCATTTCCCCAGTCCATATAATGTCCCGGAGTATATAACGTTCCATCTTTATATGGTTTCATATAAAATTTAATAGAGCCTTTAGATGCCTCCCATGTTTTTCCAGTACCATACCATTTAAATCGTCCAATTGAGGAGCCAAATCTAGACCCACCGAAATATTTTTTCAACGTTGCTAAACTTGGAGTATTTCCATACCTATCTTTAACTTTATATTCTAAAGCAGGTTGTCGAACTCCCCAATTTGATTTTTTACCAGTATTACTTTGCCACGCTTTAACAATTAAAAATTCATCTTCATCTAATTTTGGATATTTTACTACTTTAGTATCTTTAGGTTTTTCTTCAGATTTTGTTGTATCATATTTCATATAAGCTCCAGGCGAGTTTACATCTAAAGTAGTTACGTTAGTATACTTATAAATTAATGATATTTGGCCTCCAGGTCCACCACCCCATTCTGGAATTCTACTTGATGAATCATTCCATTTTGTAAAATACAAAACTTTTTTCTGTATTGCATTAACCCATTCTCTTCCCATTTTTTTTAAATCGTCTCTAAAAAATCGATTGCTCGTAGTATCAACAACACCAATTATTGTAGTACCCGGTTTTATATAAGATTCAGCATTTGTTTCTTCCAATATTTTTGTAATATAGCCTCGTTGAGCTTCTCTTAGAGCCGACCAAATTGACCCAACATTAGTATCGCTTTTAGATTTAGATTTTTTCTTTAATTCAGTGTAAATATAATTTCCTAAATCGGTTTTATTTTGTTTTACTGATCCATTGGCGCCAGTTTCAGTTTTTCCTAATGACCAAGTTCCATTAGTTTGTTTCATTCGCTCATATGAGCTTGGGCCATATATACCATCAAGATTAAGAATATTAACTTGTTGCCACGCCGTTAAAAACGCTTTTGTTTTGGTTCCAAATTTACCATCCCATTCTGTTTGATCATTAAATAAAATAGTTTGTAATTTTTTAACTTCTTCTCCTCTAGAACCAAGCTTCAATGTTGGTAATGGTATGTTAGTAGTCAATTGACTAGTTGCATCTATTTCTGGTTCTGTTTCTACTCTAACTTCAGGAGCATGTAAATTTTTTGCATCTTGTTCTTTCCCTTTATATGATTTTCGATCAACTTTAGTGCCTTTAATTCGCCCTCCTGGAAAATCTCCATAATTATAAACATCGGCACCATTGATCGATGTTATTTTTTTTGAAGTATCTAGTTCCTCGGTATTAATATCAGATTTTGGGAATATTAATAAATCCATAACTTGTTTTGGAGTATATTTTCGATAATCAGGTCCGATAAATAATACATAATTAGAATTAAAATAATTTTTTTCTTTCCAATTATTGTTAGTCATCGCATCCAATATTGTTGTTAAAAATTCTGTTATAGTTAATTCTTTAAGTTTTTTAGGTTTATTTGTTACACGCTTTACACGAAATGCATCATCAAATCCTTGATCTAAAAACTTTTTAACATTTGATATATCTTTTAATTCCCACTTAATTTTTATTACTTCATTAAGTAATTGTAATTGTTTAGCTCGATCCATTTCTTCTTTAATTAAGCTAGAATATTTTGGATTGTCAACGGTAACATTTAACCGATCTAATATAATGTCTAATTTATTCATATAATAATAAATATCAGTTACTTATCAATATCAATGTTAATTAAAAAATTCATATCGATATCATCTCTTTTTTTAATTGGTGTTGCTAATTTTCCTATTGCTAATAATTGTCCAGCATCATTATACAATCCGATTTCTGTTATATAAGGATTAAAATTACTACCGGTGGCCCAATTCTGAATGTTAAACCCATCATCTTTTAAAGTAGTAGGATTTGAAGATATATTAAAATCTCCAGCATTTAATCTTGCTAATATAGAATGCTCATATAATGTAATAGTGCTCTTATAACTTGAGGTATAATTAGCAGTTAATATATCATCATATCTATAATCTGTACTAGAAATTACTACTAATCCTTGTTTATTAAATACATTGCCAACTCTATCAGTTTGCAATAAACCTCCGCCCTCGCTACGGTCCGATAACGATGTTATTTGAGCTTGAGTCAATGATTTATTAAAAATCCTAATTTCATCTAGATCTGCGTGTAGATTGCCGGTATTGGGGCTATATCCGCCTATTTTGAGTGGATAATCATTGTCGATTCTAGCAGATGCGGTAAATGGTGTATTGAATGCGGATAACAATAAATTTGAGCTAGCAGATGCGTGTAATGTTGCGTCTATATATAATTGTAATTCGCTACCTGACTTTTGGCATACAACGTGTGTCCAGCTACTACTAACAAATGTTGATGATGAAATTTCTGCTGTAAAAGTATTAGAACCACCTGCGGAAAATTTTAATTGATTGCTACCACTTAATTGTACATTAAATGGATATTGTGGAGTATTTGATGCTGATATTTTTCCTAGTATTAATTCATCAGCCGTTGCAGATCCACTTGATATGAAGAAAGAAATTGCATAATTATAATCACGATTATAATATCCAGGCAAATCACTTTCAATATATCCAGATCCAGAAAATCTTGCTGATAATCCAATTGGTAATTGACTTCCATTACTTGTAGTAACACCATCAATATATGTAACACCTAATGCAGATACATAAGGAATTCTTGTTAAATCAAAATATTCATTGAACCCTTCATAAAATGTTTCTCCGCCAGGAAATGAACCGGTAGAAATATTTTCATCATATATATTTCCATAACGATCAGATTTCAAACTAACAGATCCGGTATATGTAAACGAAGCTGGTTTAATAGCTTCGCCAAATTTGGTTTGTGGTATTGCAAATACCGAAGCAGACTCATATAGAAATTTTGAAGTTCTATTTAGATTAGTTGGTCCATGAGTTTTACTTGGTTCTCCTTTTCGTTTATAAAACAATTGATTGATAGAATAATATGTTGAAAATTGATATGAGCCATCGACGTTGGTAGCAGAATTAAACGTTTGGCTACTAGATATAGGAGGCAACGAAGATACATATATTCCTTGTAATGGAGTATAACCATCTGTAACAGCGCTACCTGAAGTAAAAATAAATTGTTTGTTAGCTTCAAATTGATTAACTTTATAATCGCTCGGCTCTACCTTTTTTAGTACTTGCGGATAAACACCTTTATATTCGTCTGTTATATGATTTGGCATAATAGTAAAAACCTGCTATACTTTTATAATAAATATAACAGGTCTAAAATCAATGAGTTACTTTTAAAAATCTAATTTAACTCTAATCAACGCTTCTCTAGAAAATGATTTCAATAATGGTTTGCTTAATTTTGCAACTGCTAACAATTCTTGTTGATCATTATACAATCCAACTGTCGTTACATAAGATTTAGGTGCACCTACAAAAGTACTTTGTGCTAACGTTCCAACACTTCCAGTTGTATAAGAAGGATTATTTGAGAAATTAAACATTCCATTTTTAACTCTTACAAAATAATGAGTACTCGTTACTGTTTCTTGGTTTCTTGCTTCAAATCCTTCTGAAGAAGCACTAGCAGAACCAGATATAGAATGGAATAACGCATAATGATTATTTCCTTCTGAATTTGAAGTTGTATTAGTATCAAAACTCAATTGTTGATCTAACATTTTTCCGTCTAATACAATTGCTCCATGTTTCGGATAAAATAATCCATAATAAACAGGATTTGTAGAATTATGAACTCCATTATCAATACTACCTGATACTACATTATAAACGACTCCTGTCTCTCCAACAGTACCAGTATTAACACTTGAATCATCTATCAATGTTATAGATCCACTAACCGATCCAACTGCAACGCTACCAGTTGCATTAGTTGCTCTAGAAGTAACTCCAGTTAATGGTAATTGCCAATTTCCTGCATCTAATTGCTCTTTCATTCTATTACGTTGTACATTAATAACATAAACAGAATCGGTACTACCAGATCCGGCAGTAACAAACCTAGTTGCAGTCTTTTCTAATAATAATTGTTTATATTGAGCATATGTAGCTTTTGATGCCGGATTTTCCTGTGTTCCTAAATTCGAAGAACCACTTCCATCTACATGTCCATATGATAAAGCATATTGTACAGCCGAACCAGTATCAGAAGGAAGTTTTTGATATACATCTACGTAATGACGAACTTGACTAACTGTTTGAGTTGATGAAGAAAAGTGTGTCGTTAACGTTCCTTGATTATCACTCCACAGCCCCGCAGTAACAACCTCTGTTTGTTTATCAACAATATCTTCTGTAGGATTAAACACTGAGAATGTCGATCCGTTTTTAGATAATATATCAGCTTGTTGTTGCTGAGCAATAATTTGTTCGGCTATTACTTGTGCCTGTGCTTGTATTTGAGCATTCAATGCTGCTTCACCAGCCGCAGTTGCCCGATCGCCAAGTGCTTCTCTATTTACTTCGCCTCCCCTAGGTACTCGCTGTCCTTGGTTTGGTAATTGTTTTAATGTAGTTATTAATGTTTTCATATTATCCTATTATAATGTTATTCCTGCAGTATTAGCAGTTGCTTCTCTAACTGTTAAATTAATAGTAGTACTACCACCTGTTTCATTTCCTATTATAGTTATAGTAGCAGTTTTATCTGCTAATGCTTGATACTTAGCAACAACTTGAAAAGCAAACCCAGCTACAGCAACACTTTGAGCATCTTCATTATCACCAATAAATCTTGGCGTAGTAGGAAGTACTGAATTTTGTAATGGTTGAGTAACAGTAATATCTGCAACTGTACTATCAGATAAAATCGCAGTATAGCCTAATGTAGAATTGCCTCCTTGTAAATTACTAGTATTGGGAGATATAATTGAAGAGTCTCCAGCCGCTAATAAATCTATAGAAGCATTACCAACTGTTACTACAGGTATTTGAGTAGTTTGTTTCGGCAATGTAACTAGTTTATATCTTAACGCTTGTGTTTCATCAGCAACTGCTTCAGTTACCGGCATATTTTCTATAATTACACCATAATAATCTGAACCTAATCCGTGTTGCGGATTCCATAATCCATAATCTACCTCATCGTCTCCTAATGCAAATTGCGTAATATTAAATGCATTTCCGCCTCTTGCTAATAATTCTCTTCCTTTTAGAGTTAATATAGCATCAACTGTTACTGAACTGTTATCTAAATATCCCATTTTCTTTTTACCTTTAATTTTATATAAATATTACAATCAAATATTTTTATTTAATTTGAAACCCTCCTTGTTGTCCTGGCGATTGTGTAATTATTTGATTTGGGTTTGCTTCTATATATTCGACTACAGGTCCGCCGTCAATAGTATCCGTCGAATCAATATTGAAGTCTGGACTAGTCATAGAACATCCTAGGTATTCATGACGCTCTGTTCCGGTTGGCAAATAGTCTTGTACTTCTGCAGAACGCATAACACTCCCAGAATATACATATTCATATATTTCTGATAATCTACTTCCGGTAATAGTTGGTAATACTCCTTCACATAACCAATATGAAGATGAAACTTGCAGCCATCCACTTCCAGATCTAATTAAATATGGATAACAATATGTAGTTCCATTATAATTATCTTGACTACTAGTTAAATATGCTTGTAATTGATCATCATCATTACCACTCATAGATGCAATCAATGTACCGACAGATCCAGTATACGTTAAATATTGTGAATTAATAAATTCATCTGTATTATCAAATACAATTAATTCTCCATTATATGTTTCATTGAAGCGATTAACATTTGGTAATGCTGTATCTTTGCTACGTTCTAATAAATTTGGTTGTATTAATAATCCAGTTATTTTATCAACACGAGCTGGCAATAATTGCTCTAATTGTTTAAAGAATGATAAATCAAATAAAGAAAATATTTTTATATATGCATTAATATCATTCTTTTGTGTATATTTTTTCCAATAGTCTGTAGCTACTCTAATTAAATCAGGATATGAACGACTATTTTGATCTCCAGGATCTCCTATATAATCATCTAAACTTTGAAATCCTAATTGTGCAATAATGTCTTCATTAATCATTGTTTGTGGAGAATAATATACACCTAATTTTTTGCTATCTAATGGAGCCCTATCAAACTGACTTCTTTCTGCTCTCGTAAGAAAATCTAATGTTCCTACTAATTCATTTGATTCTAACCGTATCTTATTATCATCAAACGTTCCTGCTCCTAATGATATACCATCATAATAATACATTTCTTCTATAGAATCATATGGAGTATCATTTGTCCAACTTGCAAATGAAGCAGATATTCCGGAAGGATTCGGCTCGACGCCAGATAAACTTGATGTTATAGAATGATCAATTTTTTGTGTTAATGGAACTCTAAATACTAATTCATCATATGCATCTACATTACCATCATATGCCGCAGGTGCTTTTGTATGATTTTCCATAGGATCATCTAATAAACTTCCAGTCCATAATCTAAGTTCTTGTAATTGGCCTTCTAATCTAGTAGCGCCGGTACTAGTACTACCTAAGGTAACAGTACCAGATGCAGGTAAACTTGCTGTAGCAGATGCAGAAACTGATGAAACAATTTTTCCGTATTTAGATTTTTTTGCAACGATTTCTAATGTGCCATTACTACCACTTCTTAATATTGTATTTACCCAATCTCCATTGAAACATTCGAATGCAGCTGAACTAGTTCCATTAATTTGAATAGTACCTTTTGTACCAGAAGAAAAATCAATAGTTACTGAATTACTACCTACATTATATAAATTCATTGTACTTGACATTGTAGGATTAGTTAAAATATTATCGGTTCTAAATCTCAATTCTACTCCATCGATTGGTTGATCATAATTAACTGTCACTGTACCTGCAGGATTTGTAATTAAATCTAATGCATAATCAAAATTCAATTGTTCATATATAGGAGGTCTTTCTAATCTAGGACCGCCATATTCTTTTATAGTAATTAATGATTGTGGTACGCCGTAACAAGCCAATAACGCTTGTATACTACGCTTAGTTCCTTTTGACTTTAATAACCCTGGAATATTATTAACAATACGTCTCCATATGTTATATGTCATATCTTGTGCTGGCATTGAAGTTCCGCTAATAGAATTAGAACCAGTTAAAGGCGTTCCAGATTCATCAGTACCTAATGTATATTCCCATAAATTTTTATTTTGATTTCCGTCTTGTAAATTCCATCCAAATTGTTTTGCTACATCATATAATAATTCATTAGGCATTCCTAATTTAGGATGTTCATCTCTTTTGTTTATACGAGTCATTGCATTAATATATGTATATAATATATCATAATGTTGACCTAACATATTAACAAATGTAGATAATTGAGAATTATTTTCATCTAACAATATAAATTCTGGTACGGACTTTGTTAATAAATTTAAATTTCGATTGTCATAAATAGATGCACTATCATATAAACCATTATACCACGTTTCAAATTGACTACTAGTAATTGAATATAAAGTATATGGCAACGTTGAATTAGATTTAGGAGATGGTGTGATATAACTTCCTGTTACATAACTAACATTAGGATTTTCTAACGGAATTTCATTACTAAATAATCCAGACGAAGATTCATAATATAAAAATTGCTCAAATTTATCAAATCCTCCAATTAAATTTGTTTTTAATTTATCATAATCTGTAGCATTAGTTACTGCTACAGATCCAGATAATTCTGCAGCGGATGATGATTGTGCAATATAATATTCTAATAAATCTAATTTATATCTGTAATTAGCTAATCTTTCTGTAGCTGAACTATAAAATATAAAATTATTAAAATCAGTATAATCGATATTTAATGACATACCAGATAAACTACCAGAAAAATGTGCGTCTACAATTTCTTGAGATGTTTGAGTAGAAGAACCTAATAAATCATTCCATGTTTTTAAATTAGTTTCTGATGAAATATTAAAGCCTTGATTATTTGCTTGCCAATTAGGACCAGATAATATATTAACAGGAGAAACGCCTGATTGGGAATAAATAACTACATTATCAATATATGGATATTTGTTTTCTTGTACAACCCAACATTTAAATTGTTCTTCAATTGTATCAGGAAGCGGATTCAATAATTTTACATATAAAAATTCGCCAATAACAACACTATTAACATATTGAAATGTTTGATTTCTACTAAAATTCAATAAATACGTTTTAGCAAATCCGCCAGGAGTTGCAGTTTGATTAACGCTGTTAATATAATTATTAATTTGTATTAAAAACTGTGAATTTTTTTTATCAATTGCTTTTAACCGTACCTCTGTTCTATCTGGAGATATTTCATCGACTTTTAAGTACTGTAATGCATAACTACCAATTAAATTTTCAAAGAAATTAATTACAAATCTATAATTTCCTGCAGTTAATTTTAAATTGTCAAGTTGTTGAAATAAATTAATATTAACAGGAACGCCATTTAATTGTATAGATTCATTAGTAGCTGTATTGGTAAATGTAGCTGATTCATTAGTTACCGGTAAAGTATGATTTCCGGTTATCCATGTATCATTTGCATATACATGAAATTCTAATAAATTTTCTTGAGATGGATTAATATTAGCAAAATCAATACGTTTGTCTAATGGAAATGATAACAAATCCGATTGTTTTTTTGATAAACGCAAACCAGATAGTGATTGGTCCGCATTTAAAATTTCATCGATATTTGAATATTGTGATATCATTTTGCCTATAGGTTATTCATCCTTTAGTATTGTTAAAGTAAATTGAATAGTAGTATTGCCTTTAATTCGAAATGGCACCTTATTAGTATTAAAATCAAACGCTGCCTGTAATATATCTTTATTATAATTTAATAAATCAGAAATTGATAATTTCCAAGTTTTATTTTTTATTGGTTTACTTTGATTATTTGATGTATTTCCATTTTCGCTATTTTCTAATAAATCAGCAATTAGCCTAAAGTCAGTAGCCAAAAATCCTCCTACGCCAAGTGTCATCTTACGAGGCCCTCCCAAATCTGGCATACTAAATTCTAAATAACTATTAGCAGTATCATTAATATTAAATTCCATGACACGTATTACGTTTCCATCATTTGTAGTAACACCTCCATCAAATTTTGCTTTACCAAATCCTGGTCCGGTTATTAATAACGAGGCATTTGTATTATCTGCTTTTTCTTCTAATATAAATGTAAATTTACTATATACGTTTCCTTCTGGAAATGCATCTGTTGGCAAATATGCTGCGCCGGTTGGATATGACCCTAATATAGTTTCAGGAACTTTTTCAACGTTTAATGACGAATCTGGATTATATCCGCCTGGGTCTACATTGTTTATATTATCTGCGATATTAGAAAATGGAGGCAAATTATTTTTTAGTGCCCATGTGTTATCTGCTTTAATAAAAAATAACCGTTTAAGTCCATTTTCTATTAGATATGTATTACTAGAATCAGTTCTAATCAATCTTCCTTCATATGGATCTTGCGATATATCTAAATCTATATCTGTTATCGCAGATGATCCAGCTGAAACAGTTCTAACAGGAAATTTAAAGTATTGAAATTGAGTATCTACTACTTGTACAAATGATTCATTAGTAATATTTTCAATTGATGGTTCAATTATTAATCTTTGATTAGACTCAGATTCATATAATTTAATATTACCAGCACCATCTCTTTCAACAACATATGGATTATTAGACTGATATGTTAATCCATTTAGTATATATGGCTGTTGAATTTCTTGTGCAATTGGATCTGGTAGTGGATCACGAATTGCTACAGCTTGTACATTTGCTTGATTTACATTTCGTGCCATATTATTTACCTAACTACTTTAAAATAGAAGTCATCTTCTATATATTCTTCTACAAAGCCATCTACGACTTTAAACTCTAAACGATAGTAACGCTCTGGCATTAAACCAGTCATGTCCATATACACATAATTACTTGTACTATCGCAACTTACTTTAGTATAAATATTATCATATGGAATTATCGTTTCGTCTGTAGCCGCATCTTTCAATGTATATAAAGTATTGCTAGGCAAATATTTTACGGTTGTCATTGGAAATAAATTAGTTGGTGATTTTTGTGGGTATTTATCACGAGCATAAATTCTAAGTTTAGATACTTCAGAATCTTTATATTCTTTTTTAAGTTTTGTGTATACTGTATATGAATCTAAATCCATTGCTGACAAAGATCCTGTAGCAAAACTAGATTTATCAAAATACATTGTTAATCTAGGAACATATACAGTGTGGGTTTCCCTACTAAAGAATCTTACGTATCCAGTTTTTGAAACATCTGCTTCATCTGCATCAGAAAATTGTAATAAAAATCCATAATTTGGAATAGTAAATCCTCCCGAACCACTTATCCACGTTTTCACCGCTCCGGTAACATCAATATTTAAATCAGTTGGTCTATAATTAAAATCTTCGGATAAATCTAATCCTGGTTGTGTAAAGAATGATTGAGAATAAAATGTTAAACTACCACTATATATTCCAGACCCAGATTGATATAGCCAACTACCACCAACACCAGATCCACTTATATAAATGCTACTTGCATTACGAAAATCAACATCAACTAAAGTAAATGTCATATCAGTTCCGCCGGATGTGGTAGCACCTAATGATTGTGAAGTAAATACAACGGTGTCTGATACATTAAACGATCCAGTCGCTGCAACTATTGTAGCAGACCCAAAACTAGATGTAGATGTTAATGTTATAGAAGCAGTAACATTAGTATTCGAGGAACTAACAATATAAGTTCCCGCAGTACTGCCTGTAATATTAAATGAGCCAACACTCGTTAATTTTACTAAACTGCCACCACCAGATGGTACCTGTACATACTGACTTCCTGATGTCCAATAGAAAGATCCTGATTTAGGATTATCCCAGGTTATGCCATCCTTTACAATTGTATTATCATATTGCTGACCAGTTCCATTAGTCCAATCATCCCCCACTAACTTAGCATCAATTGTATAATCAGCTGGTAAATTTTTTGCATTAGTAGTATATAACTGTAACACAAATTTACAATCATCTAAACTAACTCCATATTTTGTTAAAGCAGATGTTACGTCGGCCATATCAAATTTAATAACAGATCTAGATTTTAAATAGCTATCGCCAGCTGTTGATAGTCGTTTACCAACTTCTAATATTTCATCTAATCCAGTATTAGTTGTTGGCGATGATTCATATAATGTTGCATCTGATTGTGGATATATTATTTTAAACATAATTGTCCTTAATAGTTAACTACTCTTCCTTTTATATCTTGATTTGGAAATTTAACTTCAAATATACTTGGATCTAATGAAGGATAAATAATACCTTGTCTCGTTGCACCTTCTAAATCATAAACATTTCCAGAATAATTTTGGTCGGTATTATATAAATTATTAAATATAACTCCTACAACACTTTGTACTCCTTGTACATTTGCAATAGTATTTAATAATTCGGTTTTAATAATAGGTTGGTTTATTTGCCATTTATCTACATCAAAATAACTTTTAACAGTATCAATGCATTGTAATAATACTTCATTGGAATTAAAATTAGATAAAACAGTTATTTCAAATTCAACACCCATATTAATTATAAATGCATCTTTAATATTTATAGCATCTGTTAAAATTCTATAATAACCTAAATAATTTTTTAAATTTGTTTTAATAGCATCATTTAATGGAGTTAATTGTTTTTGTGAATTAAAACCTAATGTATATAAATTCATTGCTAATGGATTTGCTACTATAGTTTCTTCTAAGTCACTTTGAGCAATTTGATCATCAGGAACAATATATGCTTTTGAAACGCTCCCGAATCTAGCCGGCATTGAATAACATCTTATAATATAATCGTCTCTTGTTACTAACCGATTTTGAGTAGCAAAATTTCCTAAAGTATTATTTTTAATATCTTGCAACGTATCAGCTGTTTTTGCGCCATTAGCTGGATTTGTATTATTAACAGCAACTGTTGATTTTATAAATCTAACTGTAGACACATTATTACTAGAATTTGGATCATCATTATAATCTATAAAATCGATATTTGTTAATACACCAGATTGAACGTTATCAGAAACTCCGCCACCAACTGTATATGTAACAGTTAACGTTGTATTTGCTGGTACTTGTCCATATGCTCTAGTATATAAAAAATTAGAAGGGTCAATATCTACGTCAATTGGCCTTCTAAACCCAGCTAACCCATTTCCTACATTATCTGGATTTGGTATAATTTCTTCGTCATTATTATCAGATATACCTGCTCCAAATTGTATTTCTAATTTATTATCACTCCTTAATCTAGTTACAAATCTTTTAGCAGTTTTTCTTAATTTTAATAAACTAGGACTAGAATCTCGATATTGAACAAAATCAGGATCATTCTCTAATAAATTTGGTACCGGTTCAAATATAGTATCTTGTGCTAGATATGGAACATGATACCAATTATCACCATCAGATTCTTCAATTGAAATAATATCAATAACATTTGTTTCAGGTAAAACGATTTTATCATATGCTTTAGGAGAAGTAAATGAAAATGTAGCTGTTTTAGTTTCACCAGATACGGCTTGTACTGTTTTCTTTAGTAAATAATACGTTGGCTGTTTTGTAGTATCATCACTTTCATATACCGTAACTTCTGTTGGATTAATTGACGACGAAAACTCAAAATCAACAGCATCTAATGTTCTAAATTCAGCTGATCCATTATTTTGTTTAACACGAATTCCTGGTTTTATCGATAATGCATAATTATAATCTGGACTTACATTGTCGCCGGAACCAATAGCAGGAACCAATTGGAATACATCTAGATTTGTATAAGCTGGTATTGCATTTTTTGGAGTATATCCTAATGATTTTGCAATATCATATATATTTTGTCGTTCTGATGCTTGTTCTAATAACGACTCTTTTAAATTTGTATCAGCATAATAACTTAATACATCACCAACATATGAAGCCATTTCCATGAACAACATACCTGGCGACGATTCATTAAAATCATTGTAATCATTAGGAAAGTATTGCTTTGTAAAGTCAATTAAGTTTTTACGAAATTGACCAAAATCTTTTCCTAAATATGATACATCTTTTTGTATTTCCATTTGTTATGCTTTCTATTATTCTACTCGCAATACACCATTTTCTCCAGCAAAAATAGTAATAGTTTCTTCTGCACCAACCCCGGCTGTTGTAAATTTAATTGATATTTTTATATCATGTATTAAAGTAGGATCATCTTCTTGCGTAACAATTTCTAATGTATTAATAATAATATAAGGTAACCAATACGTTATAGCATCGGTTATTGTAGATGAAACTAAATCTTTTAATTCATTAATATTCGGCTGGAATAAAATGTTTAGTAAATCAGTGCCAAATGTTGGTTGTATATAACGCTCTCCTTTTCTTGTTAATAATAAACTTCTAACATTAGTACTAGCTTGTTCTAATGTTGTATATGTTTTAGTAAAAACGCCTTGGGCATTAAATGGAAATTTAACTCCAATTGCACTATTTGGAGCTATATCATTAATATCAACACCAACAATTTGATATGCCATTATTTACCTTTTTTCTTGTCAATTGCTTTCATTAAAGCTGAATAGTCTTTTGTTATCGCATCTGCTACAACACTATCTACTTTCATATTCTTCCCAGTTTCTGGGTCGACCATAGTTGCTAGAGCAGAACCATTTCGTTGCATTCCAAACCCAACTGCATCTTTTGACGTCATGACAATATCTTCATTCATCATTGAAGCATAATCTCCTGCAGTTGTTTGTTCTCTTAAAGAATTCGTTTCATTTAAAATATCAGAATATTTAGTTTTCTTAAATTTAACTTTATTTTTCTTTGTTGTGGTTGGGTATTTAGGTCCTGAAACTTGTTCTTGAATTGGTTGTTTTGTCGTTTGTAACTCAGAAATAGTTGGTTGTAGTCCTTCTTGTAAAATTTCAGTTAATTCTTGTTTAATAACCGATCTTACTTCTTCTTGTACTACTTTTCTTAATGTTTGAATAAATTTTTTTGTGTCCATAATTTTCTTCTTTTATATAAATATTACAATTAATAATTTACGGGGCTTGGCCATCCATCACTTGTTTTAGGCCCATACATTTTTTTAGCAGCAGTGTCGATATAGTAATCCCCTGGCTTCCCTAATACCCTTAAAGGAGGAGTAGTTCCATTATATGATTGTGCAGGCGCTTCTTTTATCGATGTTAATAAATTTTGTTGATTTAATACTAATTTCTCCGCCGCAGAAACATATTGTTGCAAATCATCTTTTGATACATTAATGTCAGTATAAAATTCAGTACCAAGTGTAGCATCATCTACTCTACTCTCTGCAGTTCCCCACCCGATTCCGTCTGGGTTGTTATATTCACCACCTCCAATAGTATTACCATCTCCTTGTTGATCTAAATTAGCTGCCACTTCATCTGAAACAGCAAATGATTCATTATTACAAATAGATCCTAACTGTCCAATAATATTAGCTAATTGACTATTAATTAGTCCCATTCCTGCATTTAATGATTCTGGTATTATATTTAATTGTTTTACTGCTTCAATAGCATTTGCAATTGTCATGTTTTGTACTTCTACTAACTCAGCTTGTAACGCAGCAGTGCCAATTGGTGGAGGCAGTAAAAAAATCGAAGATTTAATTGCAGCTGCGATTGCAGCCGCTTGTTGTACAGCCGTAGCTACTTTTTGTATAGTAGCAATAACATCTTGCAAATTTGCAATTAGCTCTTGAGCTTCTTGTATTTTTTGTTTAATATCTTCAATCCTAGGATCATCACATTTAATATTGTCAGGTAATTGTATTGCATCTTGTAAAGTTTCCCCAACTTTGCCAGCAATTTGTTTTATTAATTTACTAGACAATTTATTTAATTCTGCAACTCCTTTAGCTGGTAAGCCTGGTATAATATCTAATGGTGGTGATACTGCCATAATAACTCCTTTTAATTATCTCTTTTTATAAAAAATCTCGAACTATTTAAATTCTGCAATTGTTCTCGGGCGCTTTGTAATGATGCTAAATCTTTAGGCTGAGTTGGAATTCCACTAGGACCAATACCTCCAGCCGATAAAACATTGAGGATATCTATTAATATTGACAATAATACATCTCCATGCACCATCGCTTCACACGCAGTTTCATCTCCGATGTGTAAATTTGGCGTATTAATAGTTACTCGTTTTTTTGCATCTAATGCAATAATATCTTTTTTTGCTTGTAATATAATTCTATCTGCACTCCCAATTATTTGAGGCGAATTATATTGACTCTCAGATGTTGATTTTGTTAGCGGAATATCCAATTGTAAATTTGGAAATGTTTGCGTCGATGTTAAGTATAAACTAGATCCGTCTTGTTTTATATTTTCAACTGTAAATTTTTTATTTTGTAAATCAGTGTGGTTATTTGATAATATTATAATTGGATCTCCATTAGCATTTCCGCCCCAAGATGGCATTAATGTATAATCGCCACCAGTAACTGTACTTCCTAATCTAATACTATTACTAAAACGACCTTCTATTAATGTATCTCCTTCATATGGCTGTAATGGAGAAACAACTTTTTGTTTAAATGAATTACCTATAGGAGTATTATCTTGACTTGGTAATGGATTAATATCACTTGCTCGTAATTTAGCAACTCCTGGTAATGCATTTTCATTTATAGCTGATTGTATAGAATATGCAGGAAGATAATACCATTGGCGTCTAAATTTATCGATATTACTAAATTCATTTGTTCCTTGAAATATTAAAACATGTTCTCCTATTAAAGGAATTTGTTTTATATTTGGATTAGCTGGTCTACAATCAATATCTTGTGTTCTATTAGCGTCATATGTACGTACTGTTATTAAAAAGAAATCATTAATTGAATTATCTATTTCAGTTCTTTTATACGTATCAATATTATTATTTGAAATTACTTCCGCTAAATGAAACTTAACGTGCATCTTTTTTCTCCAACGATTCTTTAACGTTTTTAATTTTTTCTTTCAACTCTTTATCTTCATCATCAATTTTTTTGATTTCATCTGATAACTCGTCCTCAAATGTTTCTTCAGCAACTTTTAATAATTGCATTTTTTCTTCTTCACTTAATAATGAAGATTCGCCGGAAATTGTCTGTGTAGCGGATATATAACGTTGGACTATAGCGGTTAATTTGACTAAATGATCATCGTTCTTCACCGCAACATCCAGGTATTCTTTAATTAATGGTACTATTATAGTAGCATCAGATGCATTACGTATTAGTGGTTGTAATTGAGATATTAATTGATTTATTTGTCTATCTTTCTTTTTTGAATTGTGATAGACATCGGACATTAGGTCAGCAAAGCTAGTTCCTTTGAATAATTCTTCTTTTATGTCCATAGTAGTTCCTTTTAATAATAAATATTAAAAAGGCAAATTCACGAACTCTGTTTGTTCGTATTCTAGAAACTTGTTGTTATAAATTTCCTTAAGTACTTTTATAACTCTTGTTATATTGTTTGTTTGTAGTCCGGTTCTTTCACGGATAAAAACATATAACGCTTTTTTATTATATTGTTCTATATTTTCTCGTTCTGAAAAAATATGTAATATAGAATCAGCAACATGTATATCTAATTCATTTGTAAATATAAAATTTAAATTATTATAACAATATTCAATATATGCGTCCATAAAATACTTTAAAGTTTCTCGCATTTCATCATTATGCATTTCAATTAGAACATTTCTATTATCATCTATATCTACAGGCTCTGCTTTTCTTTTTAATTTTGCATATCCTTTTTGATTTTCTGCGATTAAATAATTAAATGTAGTTCTTGTATAATATGAATATGCCCTTCCGGCATTTGGATTGAATTTGTCTAGGCGAACTGTAAGATATGTAACTATATCTGTTTGTAGATCTTGAAATGTGGAATCTATATATTCACACTTCATTTTATTAATTAAATTTTCTGCTAGCTTCATAAAGGCAGGAAATATAAATCTTCTATATATTCGCTCCCTTAATACTGGCTCTTCTGCACATTGATTATAAGCAGATATTGAGCATTCGGTAATGTTAGTCCAATACCTGTTGCTCTGCTTCTTTTTTCTCGGCATTAAATTCCTTATATAATTTTTCAACTACATCTTTTAACATAGCAAATGTAGTTCCAGCTTCATCATCTTCATGAAATGCTCCCATATGATCGACACGCTTCATTTCTTCATATGAAGCATCTATTTGTCGATACATATAAGTAGATAAGTCTTCTACATCTTTAATATATTCTTCAGCGTCAGCTAATACTCCTGCGAGTACATATGCTCTATATATAAAATATACAGTCGTTATTAATAGTACAGATGATATTGATATTAAGAATATAATCATATTATCCTTCGTTAAACGTGCTAAAAATATCAGAGATAGACTTATCCATAGTTGGATTTTTTTCTGCTAAATTTTTAAGTGCGGTTGATTTAGTAGCTTTTGATTTTGGTGCTACTGGTTTTGGTGAATTATTTTTTGCGTTTCTCCATTGTTCATATTCTATCTGCGATGCCATATGATCTGCATGGTGTAATAACAATGGTAAATTAGTTTTTAATTTTGATTGTGCTGACCTAGAAATAAAATATGGTTTATTTGCTTCATCATAAACACCATCATGTATTTTGATAGCTTGATATTCATTCCAAGACATCGGAACTTGATATTTGTGTAATAAAAATATTGATAAATCAGGTACCATTGTAAAAGGAATGTTTTCATTATGCTTATACATCCTTCCCATATTTTTTCTATGCCAATCTGAAGTTTCTACTTGGTATACTTCATTTCCATCTCCTGGAAATCCACATTTGCCTAAATCGTGATGCATTGCAGCAAATAACATTTCATGGACTGTATAGCCTGACATATCAGCTCCCATATCTTTCCATGATTCATATAATTTTTCTGCACAATCCATAACACGAAGTATATGATCAATATATCCTCCGGCAAATGCATTATGAAAATGAGCGACAGAAGATGCTGGCATCATTATAATTCTATCTTCATAATCATCATATAATTTATTTAATTGTACTGCTCTATCCGGAAATAATGAATTAACACGATCTCTGTATATATCCCAGTTTAATTTAATTTTCTCTGCTTCTAACATATTTTTTATATATAATATAATAAATTATTCGGAACTATCCAAATCAATACCTTCACATAATTTGAAAGTACATTTTGAACATGTAACTGCGACAGAGTTCGAATCTACTCGCTCAACAATTGACTCACAATATTTACAAGCCATTTTTTTATAATTCCCTCTTGTTTTTGTTTTTGCTTTTTTCATGATATAACTTTTGTATTTGTCCTAAAACGTTTCTTTTTCTTTTTAACCTCTGTTTTCTCTTCCGGAACGGAATCGACATTTTCTTCTTGATTATCCTCGGCATTTAATATTTCCTCCGGTATTGGGTATGGTGTATTATATTCATATCCATCTGGAATGGAACATTGAACATCTTGTTTTTCATATAATTTATATTTTGTTTCATTTACTATATCAAATGCTTTGTTTGCTGATACTAATAATATGATTGCTAATGGGTCAAATACAAATATAAAAATTAATATAAACCAATTAACTATTTCGTCCATGGGTTTATCTAATAATTCTGATAGATATTTTAGTGGGCCTATCTCTGCAGATGCCTCACTATTTGATTCTATATCTAATACTTGTAAATCTAATTTTGTTATTGAATCTGTCATTGATTCTATTTTTATTGATATATTATTTCTTTGTTCTTTAAAATCATCTAATTGATCATTTAAAACTCTCCTTGTAGAAGAAGATGTAGTAGTTATAATTTTACCAGATTCTTTATCCTTATATTGAACTACATTATTTGATAATCCTTTTGATAGTTCGGATATAGATTCTCCTAGCTGTTCTTTTTCAGCACTATAACTAGTTAATTGGTCATTAAATCTTTCTTTCTTTAATTCTATAACTGCAATTTGTTTATCTATTATAGTTAATTGGTCTGCGGTTGTTTGATATGCAGATACCAAAAATCCATATATACCTATAGATGTAATAAACATTAATACGACAACAGCCGTAGTTAAATACATTTTAATAAGTATATTTAATTTTTTCCAATAACGGTGTAAATAAGTAGCAGTGATTAATTTTGAAACCTCTAATGTACCTGCCATTATAATAATAGCTAATGTTTGTGCGGAAAATAATTTGCTAAGTCCGAATACGCTGTAGTAAGCGGCACTAGTTGCTAAACATAATGCCGCTAACAATACAATGTATGGGAAAACTTTTTTCATTCACGATCAACAAATGATTTTGCATTTTCCAACTTCCGAATAGCTTCAGCTAAATTTATCATAGCAGATTGTGGATCAATGTTTCCATTTTCAATTCCACGACCAACCATTCGAATGATTTCTCTTGCATCAACAATGTCATCTGTGATTTTTTCTTTATAACGTAATTTTGACATATTATAACTTTCTATTTTTTGAATGCTAATAACAATTCTCTAACACCAACGCCAAATGCAATACCTGCATAAAGTACGTTACCTGTTACCATTAATGCAGCTCCAGCTCCTCCGGCTAATGCTGCTCTAAACCATGATGAATTAATTACTTCTTTCATTTTTACCTTTCTTTTTTGGTCTATATATAAATATTGCTATAGACAATTTATTATTAATATAATGAATTTTTTTGTGAATACAAATAAATAATGAAAAGTATTTTATTCTATATTTATTATAAATAAAACTAACGATATAAGGAAATCGAAATGAATTTAAATATTTTAAAAGAGAACATGAGAAGATTTGGAACAAAAAATCTTTCTGAACAAGCTACAGCACCAGAAAAAGGAGAGCCGCAAGTTATAAAAACTGCTACTCTTAACCGAAAGCCACGAAAATATATGGCGTATGATCGATTTACAAAAAAACAAAAAGAACACGTTGTGAAACCTTGGTCGGGTGTTTTAAAGGCTGTATTGGTTCCTTCAATAAATGCACAAGGAGAAGTTGATCTTTCACAAAGCGAGTATGAATTTTTTATAAATGATGTAAAGTTCGCAGCAGGTCGGTTGTTGAATTACTTTGATGTTAATAAAATACCAAAAGAAATGCATGATATGGTACCAGCACAGGCGTTAGTTAGCTTTTTACGTAGTAATAAAGATAATAGTCAATTAATAGACTGGGATGTCATTACGAAAGTAATGGGAAAATGGCCTGTTATACAAGACATAAAACGTACTCAAGGTGGAAATATAACACCTAATATGTCAGGAGCTGATGATTGGAATGACTACAGAGGCTGGTCTTATAATGTAACATAAATATATTATTGTTAGTTAAATGTAGAAAAGCGCTCATTGAGCGCTTTCTTACTGTTATAATAAACTATAATTATTATTTACAATGAGTAACTTTTACAAAATGAAATTGATTAGCAGAATTAAAATAAAATTCTACGTATAGAACATTGTCATATATATCAGATTTCATTTTAGAAATAATCGCCCATTTATCTATACCATTATTATAAAACATATCATCTCTAGGTAAAAATGTAACATAATAATCATCGTGTTTTATAAAAGATTGTAAATCTATATCAATCATAGTTTTAATACATTCTTTTGACTCCATTGTATCTAGAAAAATGCCACTGCCAGTAAATACATCGAAAAAATGATATAACATTGTATCTTTTGTTTGAATATTAGAATTCAATAACGAATATTCATATTTATCAAAATTAGTTAATGCATCATATACAATTGTTTGTAAACTATCGATATTAGGATATTTAATATTTGATTGTTGTCCAAAAACTTTTGATCCTAAAAATAATCCTAAAAGGATTCCTGCTAATAATATTAATTTTTTCATGGTTTTATTTTTTTAAATTTTTAATTACATTATTATAATAAGAAATAAAATTCAAGAATCCAACCTATTTTTTAGTAAATCCTCGCAAAAAAGCTTTCTGTTTATCTATTGCAGACTCGAGCTCCGAAGACTCTCTATCATCTTTTCTGCCTTCATCATTTGGGATACTGTTGTCTGTAATGATATCCCTATCAACATTTTCTGTCCCGAATCTGGCTCCGGCATTGTTTGATAATATTTTGCTACCATCTCTAGGTGTTCGCTTGCCGCTATTACTATCATCTGTTGTTGTATTAGTTTTCCTTCTGGGGATTGTAAGAGGTCCGATATGATTTGTTGTTTCATCATATAAGATGTATCCGAATTGGTAGCTTTTGTGTTCTTTAATCTTAAGGCCACAAGGATATTTGTAACCATTCCCCTCAACCGTGTAACTAACATTGTGATCAGCTTTTTCATTTTTTATGCTTATAATTTTACCATAACCACCTTCTCCTAGGAATGAATATAATACTATATCACCTACTTTGAATTGTGGTTTTAAAAATTTGTTAATAATATATTTAGGTATCTTTTGTTTCTTCTTCTTTGCCATGTTTTATGTCTATAGGGAACACCTCAGTAATTTCATAAAGAAACCAAAGCATTCCATCTTTTTTTAAAACTATATCATGTGGAATAATAGATTTCCAATATTCTGGATCTTCTTCTTCTACTTCTTTTACTAACCGGTTAATAATATATCTTTTGTCTTGATATTCTACGGTTGGAGATTTTGTTACAATATTTCGTGGGTTCATATAAAATTAATTATAACACAAACAATTAGATTGCCCTAGTATCTTATATACTCGCAAATACCTCGTTACTTTATCAGCTCGAAATAATTTTTCTGTATTTTTGTCTCTGAGTATAACATAGCCCGAATCAACAAATCGATATGCTATATATCTTAATGCTTTTAAACTATTAGATTCTATAACAATATTTTCATTATCAATCATGATATCAACACGATCTTTTTTATTGCCATATTCTATAGAATCAAATTCTATTCCATGTTCAACATCTTCTTCACGAATATCATCAAAAAAATTATTTAATCCATTAACAATGCTATTTCCAACACGCTTTGTTTCTATGTCATAAACTTCTAGAAGATATTGTACTTTTTCAACATCTGGTAGTTCACGAAAGAAATTATATTCCGGCAAACTTACTAATATTTTATCATATATGTTCATTTATTATAAATATAGTCCTAGTTGGTAACTTTTAACTATACAAGCCAAAGAATCTCCTAAAGTTTCATTCAATTTTCCTATTTCGTGTTTCTTCAAATAAAACTCTTTTGCTCCTATAGGAATTGCAAATTTATCATGTTTTGATATATCTTTTTCAAAATATAATGCTTTTGCTAATTCTGAAATGGTATTTGTATATGATATTAAGTGTTTATATTTTAATGGTATACTTTTACCACATATTTCTAATGTCCCAACTGATGTGTTCATCGGGTCTGTTTTAAACATATAATTTGTTAATTTTTCATTGACTTTAAAATCCATATCAGACCAAATTGTTCCGTATTTATGTCTAAATTTATCAGATATAGCCCAAGGCTGATTGATACTATTCATTGTTTTCTTATCCTTTTAGTTATTCGTTCTTTATTTTGATTTTTCTTTTCTTCATTCATCCATTGTTTCATAGGATGTGTTCTATTAATATGTTGTTCGTGTTTAGCTGTTATAGATGCCTGTCTCCAAGCTTCTACTTCAGTCTCACAATCATCTAACAGAAAAGTATTATTTAAATTTGTACCATTCCAATCAATATAATACTCCCCAAATGGGTTTGTGCTACAAAATGCGCCAGGATATCTTTTCTTGACACGATTTTGTAATTTTTCTAGTTCTGGTAATCTTGGTCGGCCCATTATGAATCGATAAATGGTAATAAATCTTCTTCTGCTAAAGAATGATATGGAATGGTTGCGACTATGTCGCCACTTTCGCACAATTTTTCGGAAAGTGTCCTATTGATAAATGTTTTATTTGACCTAGCAGTATTTAAAATAATCCTAGCACTCCTAGTCTCTAACAATACATCATAAAACGGCTGTTTTTTGATTTTTCTTTGTTTTATGATAACACCGACTTGGTGTCTTTCTGACTTGTCCTTATTTCTTTCGGTGACAATAACCGATTCTCCTAATTTATACATTATTCTATAATTTTAATGATTTTACTTGCCGATACGGCCTTGACTTCATAATCAAATGCAGTTGTTCCAAAGTCTTTAACTACTTTTGCTTCTGCTTCTGTAACTGACATAGCTTCTACTAGATACATTTCAGTTACTTTTTTTACTTTGCCAGATGAATCATCTTCTAACTGGACTTTTGCTGTGTAATAACCCATATTTGTTTTTTATTATATTATATAAAATTTTTAGGTAATTTCCAAGAAATAATAATTTTATTTTTTAATAACATTTTGTAATCTATTTTGAGATCTATAAAAAATAAATGATTTATATACTTGTTGTGGCGTTAAACCAAAATTATGAGCTAAATTATCAAGTATATCAGCCACCAAATGTTCTTTCTCTAATGAAGTATGCAATTTTTGACCTAAAATTTCAATAATTCGTTCTAGATATACCACATAACCACCAGGTAATCGACCTAATGTCCTTGCTTTCTTGGTATGAACCTTACTTTTGGACTTTTTTTTTGATTTTTTTGCTTCAGAAACCAATAATTTCGATATATCCTTGCTTGATCTTGCAGATTCTTCAGGCGGACCTGCGGGAACCTCCGGGGGTTCAGGTAAATCTCCTTCTGGTGGTGGTGCTTCAGCTCCTTCAGCTCCATCAGCTCCACCATCTTCTGCTGTTCCTGAGTTCATTCCTTCTAATTGATCAAGTGGAAGGTTGCACTGTAATGTATAATCGTCATTCCTTCCATATCCTCCATATGGAATAATGCTAATTATTTTGTCTTTAAGAAGCTTTGCTAATACATTTGGTGTTAAATTTAGTTCTTTCCCACTTCTTCCGATAAATTCACGCACTCCAACTTCATTTGGCGAATAGATTATACCCAATGAGGTAGTTCCTAGTTCAGCAAATTTTGCTAAAAACTTTTCTTCAGCTGCTGTGAAAGGAGAAGTTTCAATTTCTTGTTCATTTAAGACAGCTAATAATTGATTTCTTATAATATTTCTTAAATATTTTTCACTCATTTTATATAAATATTTGTAAAAAAACTTTACATTGATAATTTGTCAGCTAATAAATCTATACTAGTTTCATTTGTAAAAATAGAATCTTCATTTAATAATTGTATCACTATAATACCTACTGAATTTTGATATATTTTCTTGATATATTTTTTGTTTATATAAATAGGTTCATTATCGAATGTATGTAACTTTATTAAAGAAAATTTTTGCATTATTATAAACCATATGTTTTATTTTTCATTTTTGGTATATCATATATCGGCGTTGATTTAGATTTTTTAGATTTCTTGTTTTTACGTTTAAATAATTTTTTTCTTGTTTTTTCTTTAAACTCAGAATCATCAGCTGATGTTACTGGAGCTAATGTTTGTAATTTAATTGGTTCAGGCTTGTTTTTACCTAAAACATTATTCGGGTCACGAATATCCATTTTATCTATTACTTCAGGTTCGTTAACTATAGTTGTCATAGATTTAATTAATTTTATAAGTGCATCGTGAGTTTTTTTACCGTAATATCCATCTGGTTTAGTATTTATTGCTTTTTGTACTCTTTGAACTTCAGCTTTTGTTTTTGGCCCATACTTACCATCTACATTTAAAGGAACTATATTAGCTGAGTTACCCGAATCTTTTTGTAAAAATTCATTCATATGCTCTTGTGCTATTTCTACAGCATCACCACAATCACCAACTTTTAAATATCCTAATCCATTCATTAATTTATCAAAATACCAATCTGAATTTAAATTTCGCTTACACCACGATGCTCTTGGTTCTTCTTCCTCTTCTTCGCTGGGTCCTAATAACGCAGATACATGGCTTAATATTTTTTGTACTTTCGGGCCTACTAATACAAATGCATTTGCTGCTTTTATTTTTTCGTGTGGTTGTTTATATGTATTATCAGGAGTAGATGTAAAATAACTATCTAATGCCGGATCTTTTGGGAAATCTTTACCTGGCCAAATTACATAATATGCATCTTTTTCATTTCCATCGATGCGTAAAATATCTCTACTGCTTGTATCAACAGGATCAGTAATTCTTACAGAATTTACTTGGCCCGATCCAAATGGAATTGCTTCGAAATTACCAATCCATTTTTCTAGATCATTTGCTAATTCTTTTGGTGGATGAATTTCTTCATTTAAAATTTTAATTTCTTTTAATCCAGCTAATTGTTGAAATCTTTCTTTTAATAATTGTTTCTTTTTCATAATTTTACCATTTAAATTTTTTGGGGTTGTTTTTTGTTTTCTTCTTTGGAATATCTTTGCCGCCCTTTTTCTCAAACTCTGTTAAACCAGTTCCATCAGGTTTATTATAATGTTTAGTCCATCGCTTAGGTAATTTTTTAAATGAATCATCATTCCATTCGTTTAATTGTTTTTTACTCATAATATCCTTTTTATATAAATATGTTACATATGCCTTTTAATAGGATATTCAGTAACTGATGTATCTGTTGGAAAAAATAAATTAGGTCCTCCTGGAATTCCTATCTTTTTTTCTCCGCTTTGGTCTCCTATTATTAATAATATATGTTCTATAGGCTTACCTGTTCTAGGATCGGGTTGCATTGTTATAGTATTACTTGGTATTCTTGTTATTCTACCAGGATATTCCCATTGTCCTAATTCAGATTCAACTATTTCTTGATTTGGAATACTTTTTAATATGTTTTCTAGTTTAATCATATATCTGCTTCATCTCCTAGATTAATATAAACATAAGCTCCTTCACCGTCTGCAGAACCAAATGCACCAGATATCCTTCTTGCTTTATCATAACTAAGATCTGTAGGATTATTTAAAATTTGTTGGATTATTTTTTCTTGTTGTCTTTTTTTAGAACTAGCGCTACTACCCTCTCCGGAGAGGACATTATTAAAATCAAATGTATCTACAATAACTGTTTGTCCTTCTGAATTTGTGCCTATTCGAGCCCGTCCTAACGTTGTTCGTAATCTATATATTGAACCTGCTATTGAATCTTCAAAACTCTTCTCAATTCCTTGCTTTTGGATTTTTATTTTATTATCCCTAAGCATCTTATTATAATCATAATATTGTATTGCTACTCTTCCTTCTTTTTTTAATCGTTTAACAATTTCAATTAATACTAATAAATCATTAACTGAAAAATCTTTCGAAGTAATTGTTTTTTTAATTCCTACTAAATCTTTTACCCAAGCTTTTGCATTAACTGGTAATAAATTAAAATAATCAGTGGGCATTATACTGTTTAACGCAACTGATAAAAATCCTCCTGATTTTTCTTCTGGTTCTCTAAGTATTTCAGCTTTACCATTAACATATATTTGATCTCCGTTTGGTCCTGTCAAAATTCCTTTCCATCGTTTACCATTCTTGAATTCGCCAATAAATGATCCATCTTCTCCAATAGTTTCTCCTTCTCCATGATGACAATTACCTTTAACACATTTATCTATTGCTTGCCATGGTTCACCTTCACTTTTTCTCCAATATTCAACTCCCTTTACTGTTTTAGTTTGTTGTTCATTTAATAATATGTTTTTGAGCTTTATCATTTTATATAAATATAACTAACTATAATCTAGATTTAATTTTTGCTTTATGTTTACATTTAGGACATGTAGCCGTAACGGGCATTCTTTTCCTGTTCCATTCATGATCACATTTTCCACAAATGATCGTAAATGAATTTTTAAGAAGTTTATAGTGGGGCATGGCTAATCACCAGTAAAACCACCTGATGGTTTATCTGTGTAATATTTTGAAATTGCTTTAGAACTAGCAGTGGATTGTTGATTGAATTTATCATTTTTTATTTTAACCTTATCAAACCATTCTGCGTCTGGGTCTAATAAAATTATTGTTTCTCCAAATTTAGTTAAGAACTCTTTTTTCCAACCTTCGAAGGATTTCAAATCGCCTATTGTAGTCATACCATCACCTACTTTAGGAAATGATACTCCGTCTCTATAATATGGTCCTTCTTGTCCATTTGGTTGCATTCTTGTAAATTGTTGGGTTTTATACTCTCCAGGGAAGTTACCTAACACATCATCAAATGTTAAATCTTTTAAATTAAATTCATTTGCTGGGAGATCTATGTTATTTGAATCATAATCTCGAAGTGCTTCAGGTAATATGTCTTTCAATTTAATCATACCATTCCTACCTGTCTTTTTTCAGGTTCTGGGCCGTAATTGGTTGTATATATCATTTTTAGTTCGTCTAATGTATTATATAAACCATCTAGTTCGGCTATAACCGTATCTATTGGCCATCCATTAAATGTACTATTATTTATTATTTCATTTACTGTTTCATGTGCATCATCTAGATATTTCCATATAGTTGCATTTGCTCCAGAATCTAATGGAGTTTTTACACTATGTCCAGCACCTTTATAAATTGGTTTTATTAATTCGTTAATTTGATTTGATAAGTCGTCAATTCGTTCTAAATTTTGTTGTACTGCTTCCGCCCCATATGTATCAACTAGTTGCGATGCCATATCAATAAATCTTCCGGTTTTATTTCCGCCATCATTTTGATAAAATCTTAAAAATTGTTCTACGATTTGATCTTCATAATTTTCGTGTTTACGAAATCCCATTGTCATAGGAACATCTGGCAATGCTTCTGATAATATATCTTTTAATTTAATCATAATTAAAAATTAAATAAATCTTCCAAATATTCAATTGGCAAATTATTCCAATGTTTTCTGCCCGCAGGTTCATTTAATAAATCTTGTATATCTACTATATTAAGATCAATATCTCTATAAGATTGATTTATTCTACCATGTAACCATTCATATGCATCTGCTAAATCATGCTCTTCTGATCTTTCGGCATCGTGTGCTAAATCATTTAATTGTTTCATTAAATAATATCCAGACATTTCTCCGGTAGCGCCAGATTTCCAATCTTCGTGTGAATATTTTTCTTTTAATAAATTCTTTAGCTTAATCATTTTGATGTACCGTTTTTTGATTTTTGTTTTCTGGTTGATCTTTGTTTAGCTGATAATATTAATCTTTCTTCCATCCTAGCTAATTTAATAGCACAATCTTTATTATCTTCGATTAATTGATCAATTTTATCTTCTAACAATACAATTCTTTTTGTCATATCTTCAATTGTATTTCTTTGCTCTTCTATAACTCCATGTAATATTTGATGTTCTTTACTTAATGTTATTAAATCTTTTTGTCCTTGGATATCGATTTTCTTTTTCCATATGGTCCAAATCTCTTTAACACCAAATGCTCCTAATAATGTAACCAATATTCCGATTAATGTAGGGTCTTCCATTATTTCTTCCTTTTATTCAAAATATCCAGATAAATCTTTATTTTGTAATCTATCTAATATATAATTTATTTTTTTAAGACTTTGTAAATAAACTAACTTATCTGAAGTACTTACATTACTATCTGTCGACAATTTATTTACTACTGATTCCAATTCCTCTTCTGCATCCTCTAAGAGAGAATTAATATTACTTGGTTTTGCAGATTCATAATCATTTGGATTATATTGTATAGGCGATTCAGATATTTTTTTATTATGCTCTTTCTGAACATCATTTAATGTTGGTAATGGTTGGCCATCTTTTCTTTCCCAAGCATATCCTTCTAGTAATGTTTTTAATTTCATTTTTTTTCCAATTTATTATAAATATTGCGTTATTTTTAATTTAAGCTATATTTGTAGATTGTATATCATCATTGCCTAATTCAGAATCTATAGCAGCTGTAAAATCTGCATCTGGTACTCTTTGTTTCTCTTTTATATTAGATAATTCTCCAGCAATACGATCGATAGCAGGCCATTTTGATAAAATACTTTTAGTTAACTCTTTATTCATTAATGGAGCTTCTGGCATATAAGTACCTAATTTAGATTTTCCTACTTTAAACATATTCCTTTTTAAATCTTGCTCATATGCATAAGCAGTTCCTTTATGTTCTCCTGATAATCTTACAACTACATATGGCGCTAACTCTTCTTTGCCGGCATAATATTTAACTATGATATTCTCTATTTTAAAATTGCCTAGCAATTCATCTGTACCTATTTTATAAAAGTTTACAGTTTTACCTTTATATTGATTTCGTATAGGATTCCACGTATTAGCTAATTTTGTCATGGCTGCGCGAAATTCAGAATCAGTTATTACGTTGATATCCTTATCCTTACTACGTGCTATTGCAAAATCTGCAGCTTTTTCTCCAGCTTTAACAAATGCAGAACCAGCCTTGGTACCAGCTTTTGGTGATCCTATTCCCGTAATTGGTTCGAAAAATGAATTTTGCTCTTTTAATAAATCTTTTAATTTAATCATTTTCTTTACCTTCTTTATATAGTATATACCTATACAATTTCCACATAAATATAGTGAGGCATATTATTTGTATTTCCATCAATATATCGCCTGCGTTATCCATATGGAGACTTTTTATAATAAATATAGCGTAGTACGTTAGTACGCTTATAAGTACGCCCTTTCAGGTAAACTTCAGGCCATACACTAATCTCCAAGCCTAGGAATGGATATTGTTATATAAGGAGCAACCAAGGCATCTCCTATTTCGTTTAATATAGACTTTAGTTTTATCATTATATTTTCCTAGCTATTAATAGAGAAACAACCGATAAGGCTTCGATATGTCCCCGAGTTCCTTTGCCGGGCACTATATCATTATTAGTTTTTAATCCATTCCCTCTATAATCTTCTGGGCCGACCCACATATTATCAGCAGGAAACCCTGAGTATCTAGATACCATCTTATTACTTCCATTCCATGGCTCAATGCAAAAAATATTATTAATATATGGTTTATATGTCTTCCAGTATTCACAAGACTTACTATATAATATAAGAGCTTGTACATTGTTATCTTTTAGATATTTTATAATTTTTTCTTTGTCTTTATAATGAAATGTTATAACTTGGAATCCGGGCATACCGCTTTGTATTCGGTTGCCCTGTGCGTCGACTGATTCATACTTAGTTAATCCAGAAACAAATACTACCGTAGGGGTTGATTGTTCGGTTAATATAGACTTTAGTTTTATCATTTAATATAAATATGTACCAGAAAGTATATACGCAGTATATTCTAATAAAGACCACCTATATAGCAAAAAATCTATCCGTGCTAAGAAAATAGGTTTAACGCAGCCAACCCGCACCTGGATAAGGGGGGTGTTAATGAAACCCTCCCCTACCCCCCCATTTAGCCCCCTTTAGCCCCCGGTTTTGCCCCAGCCCCCCTTGTTCTACCCCTGCCCCCTTTACTACGCCCCCTTAGGGCATGGATTGTAGAAAGCGCCCCTTACTGCTTAGCTCTATGGCTTAAGGAGGGACGCTGTGCTTATGTCTTGCTATCTTATTGGCTTTCTATATTAAAGCTATGTCTTTGTATTAAACTCTCTTCTTCATTATCTCTGTGTTAACTAGTTTATAATTCTGTTCCTGTCACCTCTTCTGCAGGTGCCTCTTCAAAATGAGTTTCCTCTGCCTTATCTATCTCAGCCATTCTCTTTGCTGCTTCGGCATCTTTATATTCTGTTAATGCATCATCAAAACATGCATCCACATCAGTTGCCAATTGGCTAGAATCAAATTGTGCTCTTTCAAGCGTCAATTCATTTCCATAGCTAATCTCAAATTCTGGATCTTCAATGTAGTCTGCTGCGTTATAAACATTATTAAAATAATTCTCTACATTGCTTAATAAATACTTTTTCAATTCATCTAAGTCAATATCAAATTCTTTTTCAGCTTCTACATCATTTAACAATGCCAATACATCTTCCTTAGAATAAATTCCACTTAATGATTGGTTCTCTACTTTTTCGATTTGTTCTTTTAAACTTACTTTTTTCATTTTATTATTTATTTTTTAATTATTAATAATACTTAAATATAAGGATAATATTTCAACTATCCTAATTTCTTTTCCGTCTTTTAAATGTGGGAATGTAATCCATATCCACCTGCGGGATCTGTGTCTTCATCAAATGCCTCAACTAACACAACCTGATTTAATTCTTTACCGAAGAATGTCTTAGTGCCATTAACAGGACTGAATACTATTTCGCCTTTGTGTTCTTTAATCTCTTCGCCTCCAAATACTTTCTTAGTACACTTAAGCTTATAACACATACAACCTCCTATCTCTACTACTCTAACAATGTCTACTACAATGCCTTCTACATAACAGGCATTAATAGTTCCTACTTCCAAATTGCCTTCAAAATCGTGAGCTCTAACGGTGTCTCCTAAATTAAACTTTTTAAACTTTTTCATATCTCTTAATTTTTATTATTTCTTAAATATAAGGTTTTTATTTCACTCTACCAAATCTTTTTTACTTGTCAATTACTTGGAAGATATGAAGAGCTCTTCTCTGATCTCTGTTATAGAATTGGAATAACATATCATTCTCAGAATAGTTATCTACTGTCGCTCCGTCTTTGATACACAATGCGTGCCCACTCACTAATATAATATATGTTCCCTTAGGATGCTGTAATCTAAACTTCCCTACTGTGTATCCGGCATACTCTCCTTTGCCTAAGGGATATAATGGATTGGTTAATTTAATATAAGTCCCATAAGCGTTACCTTCCTTGTCTTTAACACACGCTTTAGGATGACTTCCGATATACTTAGTTGTCTTGCCATTCAAATAACTAGTGTCACAATCACTATCTGTATTCTTAGATAATACTAATTTCAATCCACCCATCTCAGCTAATCCGTGTACCGTATTAAATGTACCTTTGCCTTTTCGTCTGCTATAATTCTTTTCAACATATTCATGTGCTTCATCATAGCTAACCTCAAATGCATTCATAAAAGCATACACCACACAATCATTCGTTTCGTCTTTGTGCTTCTTATCCGTTTTCTTTAAAGCTGCGGTATTGTCGATGAATTTTACTTTTTGCTTTTTCAATTTTTTCATATCTCTTAAATTTTAAATTATACTTAAATATAAGGTGTTTTTTTCATTCTACCAAATCTTTTACCGGTGAAGTTTAAAGAAAAAAAGGAGCCGTTTCCGACTCCTTAAACCTAAGAGACATGGTTTATAAATTAATAATTTGCTCAGCTACCATAGTAGTCGGATCATCAAATCCCATTGCACATATCCTTGCCGCTTTAATAAAGCTTCTCAAATTAATCTCAACGCCACTATACTTTTCATGTAACTCTTTCATTATTTCTAATGCCTGCTTCTTAGCTGTCTCTGGAATCCTTGTCTCCATACTCTCCATTAACTGCTCTATTCGGATAAACATTTGTTCCTGCGTCATTGTGATGTCTGATACAAAGGAACGGCTTTTAACTGCTTCATCCAGCGTAGCTTGGCTTAGGTTGGATATAAAGATTATCTTACCGGTAAACTCAAAGTGTCTTGGCACTGGGTCTCCGTATTGATCCTTTAACGGCTTAGTACTGATATATGATATCCTTCGTGTGTCATAGCTATCCAATGCCGCTTTTAATAAATTCACTGCATCGGCATCCTTAAACACGCTATCACAATCATCCAACACTATAATCTTATTCTCATTCTCATACAGCGTTACAAACAATCCCGCCGCAGTTGCTCTTCCTTTAAAGTGAACGAATTCCTTAGCTTCCGTTAAGCCCATATCAGCTAATGTTTTCTTAACCAAATAAGTCTTACCCAATCCGGCGCCTCCGGTTACTACCAAGGATGGTTGGATTCCTCTGCCTACCATTTTAGTCAGTCTCTCCAAATTGTCGAACATATCCTTCGGGTCTCGCTTTTCAACTACTGTCATAAAGGATAGCTTAGGATCTTCCACTTCCGCCGGAGCCTTTCCGACTACTGAAGCTGGGAGTCTCGTTACTCTGCCATTATGCGGATCAACTGCCAATACCTGTCCTTGCTTCTCAGCATTTTGGATTTGGATATCTCTAATCAATCCCTCCGGAGCGATACTCCCTGTAGCGATGTTCTTTGCTACTAATTTGCCATTTAACCTGGCCGGTTCATAAATATTGCTCATGTCTCTAATTTTTATTATTTCTTAAATATAAGGATAATATTTCAATTAACCTAATCTTTTTTTATTATTTTAATTCCCAATAAACAGCATCAGAACCACCACCATGATATCTTGTTATATCTGTGGTGCCTTTCTTATCTCCACTATTTAAGTGATATTTAATTTTATCAATATTCCAGTTCCAATCATTGTCATGTCCTGAACTTACAGCGCTTTCCAATTGGCTAGCATCTAAGTCTATTGTTTGTTTCTCACTGCGTCTATCAGTCCAAACTATTATCTTAACCTTGTTACCTTCTTTCATATCTCTAATCTTTTTTTATTATTTTTCATATCTCTTAATTTTTATTATTTCTTAAATATAAGAATAATATCAATACGAGTCGACCTTTTTGCGAACTTTTTTTTCCTGAATTAGAAAGGTAAATCATCGGTAAAATAATCATCGGGATCGATATTGCCATCGAACTTATAAGGGTTATCAGGTCTTGTCTGCAATTCCTTTTCGATAGCATTAATGTCTTCATAATATCCTTTGCCGATAACATCGCCTAACTCTCCGCTTCCATCCATCACCAAGTTCATTTCTAATCCTAATTCTAATCTGTCTAATTCCTCAACCAATTCATCGGTTGTCATTTTACTATAATCTTTCATATCTCTTATTTATTAAACTTATTTTTTCTATACTCTTCGAATCTCTTATTGGATCTTTTATCTAAATACGCTTTCAATAATTCGATTGCTATCAAAACCAATATGCCTAATATCACTCCTATCCAAATTGGACTCGTTACCCAAACCCAACTCCATGTTATCACTCCTACTAATTTTAGTATCAGGAATACTATGAATACTACTACGTTTAAACTTACTCCTTCTTTCATATCTCTTAATTTTTATTATTTCTTAAATATAAGAATAATATTTCAAAGTACCAAATCTTTTATAGGTATTGTTCTAACAATTTTATTCCTGACATTTTCTTCAATCCGAGCTCCGCTTGACGAACTAACTGCCTCGCTCGCTCTCCGGTTACTGATAACTCGATAGCTATCTGCTCCATCGGCTTTGGATAGTCATACCCAATACCATAAAACATTTCAATAGCCGTTCTCTGCTTAGGCTTTAACAATCCTAATGCTCTTGTCAAGTCATATTTCAAATCCTGCAATGCACTCTGTGGAGTCTCCTTTTCAGCGGGAAGATATCTATCCGCATAGGTTTCCGAATCCTCTCCTTCACCTATTTTCATTCCGGTGCTAACGGTTGAGTATTCTTCTGTCATTGTTTTGTGGGAAGGTATCCTTACTGTTCTTCCGGTGTCATTCAACGCCTTTTGTAATTCAGCTCTAACATACCATACTGCAAAGCTAATGAATTTGATTCCTCTATCAGCTTCAAACCTTTTCGCAGCTTCGAATAATCCTAAGTTACCAAAGCCAATCAAGTCTTCTAACTCAACTCCCATTCCCTGGTATTGCTTAGCAACCTGTACTACAAAGCGGAGATTAGATTCTACTAACTTGTTAACTGCGGATTGGTCTCCGTCTTTTATTCTTTCGGCTAACGCCTTTTCTTCTTCCTGGGTCAATAACTTTGCCTGCTTTATCTCATTCAGGTAAAGCTTGGTGCTATCAACATCTGAGATGACAGCACCGGTGCTTACATATATCTTACCCATTATTTAATTCTATTAAAGCTCTGGGAGAAAATCTTACCTCTTCAGTCTCTTCGATTTTTTTCTTAGCTTTCTTGCCTCTTGCAATTGCTTGACCTACTGCTGACGTCTTATTAGATGACTTTACATCTCTTCGGAATTTGCTGATGACTGCGTCTTGTCTATCATAACCGTAACCTTTATTTTTACTCATTTTTTTAAATTTTTAATTATACTTAAATATACCACCTTTATTTCGTAAGTCCTAATCTTTTTTAAACTTTTTTAATCATCTACAAACATGTATATTATTAAGAATATACAATATAATAATGCTATACCCAACGCTACCAACGCCGTGTAAAGTAATATCATCGGATTGATTAAACATGATCCTACAACAAACAATATTGTACACATCATTATCATTGCTGTCTTTATAACAGCTATCTTATTGTCGAACATATCAAATAACTCTCTCATCTTAAATACATATTACTAATCCGTTAAACAATACATTATAAACAAGGATTGCTGTCAATACGGCAAATCCTAATACTCCTGCGAAGAATACTCCGGCTTCAATTTTTCTCTTTTTCATATCTCTTAAATTTTAAATTATACTTAAATATAAGGAAAAGATCAATGCGTGTCAACCTTTTCCTTAACTTTTTTTAAACTTTTTTAAAATCCAATTAAATCAAATAAACACTCGCCCGTGGTTACTCCGTTGCGGGTAATTTCATAATTCGGGTCCATGCCACTATCTAGAACATCACTAATTAAGTCATCGATCGTCTCGAATTCACGATCATAATAATTACAATTTAAACTATACATATCTCTTAATTTTTATTATTTCTTAAATATAAGAATAATATTTCATATAACCTAATCTTTATGAAACTTTATTATGATGTTTTGCTAATTCATATAGCTGGACAAATTCCAAAGTAAACGTGTCAGATTTTCGTGCATCCATCATTTCCTTTAACATATGGTCTTTCTCTTTAAGATACACTTTCGCAAAAGACGGATCTTCTTCGACAATAGACTTGGTGTTGTGGATAAGGTCTGCTAACTTAATTAACTTTGCTTCATCACTAATTCTAGCTATCCTGTCATGCTCTAATAGCTTTCGTTGCCTTCTATTAAAACCTGGATATGCTTCACTGGTGTATACATCGGTTAGTTCTGTTACTAGGTTAACTACCCTATAGGCTAATTTCTGGTCGTTAAAGATCATCATTAACTGAATTGTTAACATCGATCTAGTAACGGTAGTGTCTTCTATCACATCATGTAATAATGCTGCATAGATAAGATCTTCAGGAACTTCGAAAGTATCATCTAATATCTTTGCTACAGCAATCGGATGTGTTATATACATCTCATCAGAATATTTTCTTTTCTGATCGTCGTGTGCTAATGTAGCCAGCGCTAATACTCTATCATAATATTTGTATTCTTTCATGTCTCTTTATTTTCTGGAATCAATCCAATTTTTAAAATAATTTACTACCGGTGTCGGGTAAGTATCTAATGCTAATAACTCTCCGTGCTTTATAATGAATTCATATACATTATAATAAGTCGCCCAACACTTAAGTTGGAAGTTTTCTGAATATCTTTTTACGTCTAACATATCTTTTAATTTTATATAAATATAAGGTAGGTTTTCCGTAAGTCCTAATCTTTCGGGAACTTTTTTTTAAGATTTACGAATTAATATACCCGCGCCTCTATGTTTTTTAGAGTCATCTATTCTGTAATACAATTGCTCTCCAATGCTGTCAATACCGAATAACTTATCAAGTGGAAGTAATTTTACTAATCCTATAGGTAACACCCATATACAAATAAATTTAATAATCTTATACATATCTTTTAATTTTTTAATTTCTTAAATATAAGAATAATATTTCATATAACCTAATCTTTCGGGAACTTTTTTTTATGCTTATCTTTCCTAGTATACTTCTTCTTGTTACGGTGTACACTCGGTTTCATTGCATCATATATTTCCTTCATGGAGGCTATTATCTTCTTCATCTTCTTTTGGTTTTAAATTTAAGAGACATCACTAGGATTCTTACAGCATGGTGACACGCCTAGGTTATTCTGTCTCGTTGTAACCACATTTTTTGTTTTAATAACTTAATTGCAGTTTCTTCATTATTTTTATAAGTAAACATATTCCACAAAACCCATAGTTTTGGTTCTTCTTTAAAATTAGGTTCTTTCATCATCTTCTTAGTTTAATCTATATGAATCTTTAATTGCAAACTCATCCAACATTGTCAATTTACCTCTGAGCATTACCATTGCATCTAAAAAAGTAGTATTGAACATCATCATCATTTCTACATTGTCATAATATGCCATTGCGCCATTAACTGTGTTATCAGCATCAGCCTCTGCAGCAATATATATTGCATACCATAGTACAGGATTAATAAAATCTAATTCATAATATGCGTCCTGATATAAATCTTGGAGCATCTTCTCAAATCCACTAAAGGACAAAACTTGTTTTTCTGGTTTCTTCATATCTCTTAATTTTTAATTATACTTAAATATAAGACCTTTATTTCAGAGATCCTAATAAAAAGTAAAAAAAGTTTGCTGGCTATTTAAAGCCAACAAACCCTTCTTCTAATTCTATTTCTAAATCTTCTACTACTTGATTTAGTCGGTAATAAGGAAGATTTTCCATTTCATCTATAAATTCATCCTCTACATCTCCTATACTATGCCCAAATCCAAATCCGTAACATGTAACAGCTATCTGGATGTCTTCCATTTCCTCAGTAGCATCATATTCCCATGCGCCATTTTTGTCTATGTTTGCATCTAAAACTGCCTTAGCCCATCTTTCCCAAATTTCATCTCTTACCTCCGTTGCAACCTTGTCATTGTGAGCATACATCTCTTTGCTCCAAGGCTTTGTAATTTCAATTCCGTGCTGGAATACTTTTTCTTTTTTCTTTTTAGCCATATCTTTTAATTTTTATTATTTCTTAAATATAAGTACTTTATTTCAAAGATCCTAATCTTTTAGCAACTTTTTTTATGCAAAATCTACTCCAATAAAGTCATAGCCTTCGTTATTAACAAAATCTAATATTTCGTCATATATCTCAATACCATCCTCAATAATATATCTATCACACTCATCTTCATCCTCTAAGTTAATTCTAATATACCCGTCTATCAAATATATACTTGTCATACCGTCATAAGTGTCTAATTCAAATTTATACACATTATTACCATCCAAATCAACTGTGCCATTAACACTTCTTTCAAAGCCATCATAGCCTTCTAAAATTTTAATTTTCATATCTCTTAATTTTTAATATTTCTTAAATATAAGGTTAATTTTTCAACTAACCTAATTATTTTTAAACTATTTTAATCATAATATTCATCATAGGGAACATAATTAATATCACCTTCAATTATCTGACATTCTTCACATATCATTACTCCGGTATAAAACTCTTCTTTAACTTCACCACATCCACAATGGCCACAAACTGCTACATCATTCTTCACAAACTTCATGTCTTCAAATTTTCTATTCATATATTTTTATTTTTTTAAATTATTAATACTCTAATATAAGGTTAATAATTCAATTATCCTAATCTTTTCTAAAAACGTTTTTAAAAAGTTATTCACAGCTCTTACTGCCCGGACAGTAAAAAAGGGACACATTTCTGTGCCCCTAAATAATAATAATTAAAAAATATTAATTATATCCCACAAAGCCTACTGTTAATGGTAGGTTAAGTTCTTTGTGTAACTTATCCAATTGCCAATATTTTAGATCAGCTACGGTTTGTTTTGTAAGTGTATCTTCGGTTCTGATATCAGTCCCGTTAACAGTTACTGTTCCGTTGTCAATCATTTCATTGAGAATTGTCTGAGCTTCTTCTCTTACTTGATCATTGTGTGAGTACATTTCTGGACTCCACGGTCTTGTCAATTCAATTCCGAATTGAAATTCTGGTGTTCTTTTTGTTTTTGCCATTTGGTCTTTCTTTTTATGGTTAATATACTATAATATAATAAATCTATTTCTAAAATCCAAATCTAAAACTAAATATTATTCTAAAAATACATTCTAAAAATAGCTATATATTATTCTAAAAATAAATGTGTCATATCATTCTAAAAATAAAGTGGGCCACATATGGTAGGCAAGAGATATGAAAAACTAACCTACTCAGTCTGGGAGTCCTGACTCCAAGGCCCACTTATAATACCTGACAGAATATTCAGAGGTTTTGCTATTGTATCTTCCTGCTTAGCGGCAGGTGCAATTGAACTACGCCCTTCTGTCATGGGTGTACGCATTTAAATGATTACCCCTCCAGCACGTGAGATTATAAGCCTCCGCAGGATACAAGGTGATACCTATCTCTCCTGTAGTAATCAAATTTATGTGTAATAGAGTTATTCGGGTGCTATCTTTCAAGCTACACTATATTCACCTCTATCCCCCATGAAGTTATCGTAGTTGGATTATTACACAATTTACTTGCCTACATGGATTACTTTAACCGGTTGATCAACACCTATGTGAAGCTATCACATATCAATAAAGGTCCACGCCTAATTTAATAGCTATGGCAAGCTTTTTTATAAAGGATTGTTTTTCATCCTATATAATCTTTCTAATTCTCTATCTACTTCTTGAAGCTCATCATATGTTAATTGAGCTCCTGTATCCGGATTGATTTCTGACTCCCAAATTTCTTCTGCGTCTTTAATCAACCTGTCTAATTCTTTTTTTAAATATTTTTTAAAATTTCCCATATCTTTTAATTTTTATTATTATACTTTAAATATAAGAATAATATTTCAATTATCCTAATCTTTTTTAAACTTTTTCTGGTTTATATTCCGGATTAGGTATATTCTCTGAATTCAATACATAATGCATTACAGTATCTACTACATCATTGTAATACTCATACTCAGCATCATTAAATTGATAATTCGAATAGCCAGGACCATCTAATATAAATCTTTCCAATGCATCAACTACCGGATAGGAATTTGAAACATGATCTCTTATGAAATCTAACATTCTGTCATAATATGAATCCATATAACGATCGCCTTCTTCTTCTTCATATTGATAGCCATCGCCATAACAGTCATCACATTCTACAGACTCCCATTCATCAATCTCGTGGTCGTGATAATCTCTATTACCAGTACCGTCACAATTATAACATGTATATTCCTGCTCGACATATTCTTGTACAATAGCATTGCAATTCCCATTGTTACAATATTCGTAATATAATCTATTTACTGCTCTAACTAATTCTCCATGTACTGTTTCGGCATCGCCGCTCATCGGAACTAGTTTGTTATATAGTTCATTTAATTCTTTTTGGTATGCTCCATTTTCATCCCAATACGTATTGCCCGCCGGCGTATTTCTTTTTTCCATATCTTTTAATTTACACTAATATAAGAATAATAATTCAATTATCCTAATCTTTTTTAAACTTTTTTTAATATCCAACATACCAGCCAGAGCCATCCATATAATTAACAACAGATACATCTGTGTCATCCATTTCAAATTGTATAAAAGCTCCACATATTTTAATAACAGTTTTATCATCATTTGCATCAAACTCGATTTTGTAATTATCAAAATCCATAACAGCTTCTAGATTTTCAATAGGCTCTCCCGTTTCATTTTCCAACGCTTCTGCGTAAATTGCAATAATTTCTTTAAAGCTATAATATAGCTTATTAATTCCTTTTGTCATATCTTTTAATTTTATAATTTATATAAATATAATAAATAAATCAATGCGTGTCAAGCAATTTGCTAACTTTTTTTAAACTTTTTTTGTTTCGCTAGCTAACACTTCAACAGTTTTGTCGGCTTGCTCATATAATATAGCAACCAGTAAATCAATAAGTTTTTTACCTTCCAAATGATATATATGAGTTGCTCCAGCTCCACCGAATTTATATTCAGCTATTAAATCGTTATTTTTAAAAATCTGAGCAACGTTATCCTCAAATTCATTCATCTCGATTGTGACATAATGTCCTTCTAATTCTAATTTGTAATTTGTCATATCTTTTAATTTACACTAATATAAGAATAATATCAATGCGTGTCAAGCATTTTGCTAACTTTATTTTCCGTCTTTTATCCCACAATGTTTTTCCACTCATTGATACCATGAGACTCATTATATTTATTAATCATTTTAATCTCAAAATTTCCAATGGAAACAATTTGTCCATTATCAATATTTCTATAAAGCTTCTTACCCAAAAACGATGTCCCGGTTGGAATATATCTCCCGGCAGATATTAATATATCCTGATATCTAACTGTCATTTTTACTTCTATCATCTCTCTGATTTTTTTGCCATTAAAAACTTTTCCATATCATCTGGGTCAAATTCCAGATCTCCGTTTTCTTTAACCCACTGTTCTAAAGCAGGTACTATTTTAATAATATTATTATAATTAGGTACCGCAGGTACTTTTTTTAATGAAATCTTAAGTTCTGCGATCAGATCTGTAATCATATAATGTCCTTTTTTCATATCTTTAAATTTTAATTTCTATAAATATAAGACCTTTATTTCAAAGATCCTAATCTTTTAGCAAATTTATTTTTCGCTACCTAAAATCTTTTTCAACAAAAGTTCTACTTGTCCCGGGTCTTTTTCTATATATAAACTATTCGGATGCATCATCGAATCCTGATATATCTCAATATATATTTCGCTATTCGCAGTGTTGTAGCTACGGCTGTTAAATTCAATCGGCACAGATTCTATTCCGATATCATACGTCTTTTCAGTTATTATTTTATATACATTAGCAGTTTCTGTATCTTCATAGATATCTTCTGTTCTTTCTATTTCTACTTGTCCTAAATATTTCATAATCGTTTAACTATATATAATATGTCATCCTTTATATCTAGATGAATAATCCCGTTATCTACCAATTCCTGTAAATAATCTTCTAATATCTTTAATTCCATAATAATACTTTTTATGTTTATACTCTAAATATAAGAATAAAAATCCATAAATCCTAATGATCTTCTAAAAATAATTTACTCCGTATAGCTAGAGAACCGAACAGATCTGCACTAAAAGTGCGGATATTGCCCTAAAAATAGAATACCCAGACTATATATTAAACTAAAAATACATAGCATATCCGTCTAAAAATAACTATATATATACACGCATATATACATACGCATCTAAAAATACATTATATTGGACTAAAAATAAAACCGTCTTTCCTGGCCTCCTGGTCTAAAAGTAAAAGGCATTTGGTCTAAAAGTAAATCTAAATATAGGACTAAAAATAACGACCATTCCGCCTAAAAGTAAATGACTCTAAAAGCACGTATAATGGACTAAAAATAATTCCTGGTGGCCGGACCTACCTGGTGTTGAGATAAAGAGCATATGCCCCCTAAAAATAATGTATACCGGTAGAAAGGGGACTTTATCCATTCTTTACTCCATACTACACACTTATACTCCTGGAATGCCTATATCCGCGTCTTGAACTTATACGGGTTGCCGAAGGGCCTGAAAGGACCGAAGGTAAACGTACTACATACCACACCTATTCTTCGCCTGGTAGTAACTAAATCTAAAAACCATTCTAAAAATAAAAGTACTTTGGTCTAAAAATACATTGCTGAAATAGCTAAAAATGGACTAAAAATTGACTAAAAATAATAATGTCTTGATAATGTCCATATAGCGTATATTACTATAGCTATTAATACTATTGGTGGGAATACTATTATACTTATTATACTAGCTATACTTATTATTATCCATGCCAGTGCTAACTCTTCTTTGTTTCTTCTTCTTTTTCTATACATTGATTTTTCTTTTTATCTAGGTAAGCATAAAAGCCTTTACCATTTGTTTCACATCCTTCATCATCTATTTGTTTGTCTTTGTAGTATATACTAGTTATTAATTCGTTTTCATAGTTGTTGAATATTATTCCTTTTGATTCTACCCGTAACTTTGATAAGTCAAATTCTTCATCATCTTCTAATATAATATCAGCATCAAACATTGTGCCTTTTTCTGATGATATTATTGTAATAACATTGTCCTTACCAGTATAATTATATACTTCTTCAAATTCTATTATTGCACCAATTGCTTCTAAATCAAATAAAGTATCATATGTATCTTCTTTATCATCATATGATATTATTATCTTACAGCTATCCGATAAGCCTCCATAATAATGACATAGGTCATCTCTATCATACCAATCGTAACTATCTGGTAGTATTTCTTCTAAGTTCCATATTACAGTTGATAAGTCATTGTCGTCATTTAATTCTTGTAATAACGTTTCTACTTCTTCATCAGACCAAGTTCCTTGAACTAATTCTTGTCCATATCCGTAAATACATATGTTAATCTTTTTCATCTTTGTTTTGGTTTAGTATTAACATCCGAACAATTTTAAGTGCTCTTCCTTGTATTTTTTATTATGATAATCTGAGATCGTAAAATTTTGTCGAAGTGCTTCAACATTAGAACACCTCAAATGATGTTGCATTATTAATAAACTTTCTTTTTTTGTATCAAAATTATCTTGTTTATACAATCTTCCCAGTGCTTCCAATTCTGGGTATATTTTTTTATGTTCTTCAATTCTTTGGTTTTGTTTTTTCTCTATTTGTTTAGTTATAAAATTGAATAAGAATATTATTCCAATTATCGTAAAAAATAAAATTATTGCTTCCATATTACTCATCTTCTTTTAGTTTTAGTTTTTTAGCCCAATTACCATAAGAATCCCTAATACAAAACCCACCAGCTTTAACACCTTTTCTCATTGTACAAAGATTACCCTTGTAGTCAAAGTAAAGTGGATTTTCAATTAGTTCAATATCATTTGCAGTAGGGTTATTCCATTCATCAAGTATTTGTATTGGCTTAATAAATGTTCCAACATTAAAGCCTTTTCTTTTTGCCCAAGTTAAAATATATTTATCTTCATCCATCTTCTTTTGGTTTTAATTAAGAATATTAAATAAACAGTAAATAAGAAATATTGTGCTAAAAATACTAATCCAACTAACAATTGGAAAAAATATATCTAAAGGTGATATTCCGTAATCTCTTAATCTGTTTTTAAATAGTAAAAATTTAATATATTTCTTCATCTTTGTTTTGCCATTGTCGATTAGCAATTATTGTTACAGTAAATGCAATGTAACATAATAAAATGATTTCTATTATTTCTATATTACTCATCTTTGTTTTGGTTTAATTCTTCAACTTTTAATTGACCTTCTTTTTCCGCTTCTTTATAAGTTTGGAATCCAACTTTTGAATAGTAGATGTTAAAACCTCTTACTTCATAAGTAAATTCTTCTTTACCTTCCCATTCATATGGACTTATTGTAAGTTTTAATTCTTTACTCATCTTTACTTTAAGTTTTCTATTAATTCATCAAGTTTAAAATTCTGATACTTTTTGTAGTCTATTACTCCTTTTTTAATGTGTTCTAAAAGTTTAACATCTTCTATAATCGAAGAGCCTTCCTTTTCAGGATAACCGAACCAAAGTTTACCATCACCTTTATCGCTCATTCTTTTGTCTAAACAAATTTCACCTTCATAACGAAACCCTTCAAATGAAATATTCACTTTAATCGAAATAGTCCCACCATCTCTATATGAACTTAAATCTCTAATTACTATCATCTTCTTTGTTTTGGTTTAATAAAAATTCCATATGGTGGTGTAACTAAATCATATGATAACAACTTAAAATCAGTAATGTTACCATCCTTATCAATATTACCCATACCTCTACTTGCTATGTGTATTTTCTTATTCATCTTTGTTTTAATTTAACCATTTAATAAAATCATTACTATTTTGTATCTTATCTAATAGTAACCAACTTCTATATCTTCCTATACCCCATAATGAAGGTCCTTGTTTAATAACATTATTGGAATCTAACCAATACAAATAACCTATTGAGGACGGTCTACTATAAAATTCTTCTTTACTCATCTTCTTTTGGTTTAAGGTTTTGTAAAAAGTTAACAACATCCTCTATAATAGTTTCATCTGGTGAATTATTAGCCATTAAAAGTAATTGTTGTTTAATATATTTAATTAGGTCCTCTTGTCCTTTAATATAGTCACTCATCTTCTTTTGGTTTTAATTCTTCTTTACTAACTCTTTTAAGAATGGTAACACAGAATAAGTTATCTCTATCTTTAATTCTTTCTGCAAACTCAATAGCTCTTTCTTTTGTCAAAGGGTTACTTTGTTGTATTAGTGACTCTTGCATCATAGCAGTAGAATCCTCTGCAAATACTATATACTTTACTTCTTCTTTACTCATCTTCTTTTGGTTTTATTATTAGTAGAACAACCTATGTTTGTACAAACTTTTGTACCTAATAATATTGTAGTAGTATAACCACAAGTTGTGCATATATTTGGAGTCCAATCTTCTTTATTCATCTTCTTTGTTTTGGTTTATAACTGTCCATTAGTTTCTTTTAGATATTCATCAACAATAGTCTTTCCTTTATCAATATCTCCTTCACCTATTATTTGGTATGCTCTATCTGTTATCTCCATATGACAATCACAGTTAAAGTTTTCACCATGCATATCATATGCTTTTGGTACAACTTTTAAGTTGTTATGTAACACTTTACTAATTTCTTCTTTACTCATCTTTGTTTTGGTTTATACAATTTGCGCAATCAATTCATCCTTATCAGTGAAGATATCTTCTTGACTACACCAATTATATACACTTTGGGTACTATTAACACCAAAGGATATTCTTCTTTCTTCTATAAGATAATCTATTGTAATACCT